TATGTATTTTATGTATTTTATCTGTAATTTTAGTATTTCTTCTTATAAAAAATTCTAAAACATATAAGCATAAGGATAAGAATATATTAAAAGATACATATAAAAGTAGTATTTTTAACACTGATGTGATTCCAAAAAAAGTAATACAAACATACTTTGATATATCAAAAATACCTCAAAAAGTATATAATAATATGAATATATATGCAAAAGGGTTTGAGCATATTATATATGATGATAATTCAGCACTATCATTTTTAGATGAATTTTATTCTAAACACGTTGTTCAAGCTTTTAATAAATTAAAAAATGGTGCACATAAAGCAGATTTATTACGTTATTGTTTATTGTATATATATGGTGGTATTTACTTAGATATCAAGACAGAACTTATTGCTCCATTAATAGACATTTTTTATTCAAAGTCAAATATTGATATATATGTAGTATTGATGGATAGTAAAGATGGTATATATAATGGTTTAATTGCTACAAAACCTCAAAACAAGATATTTTTAGAACTTATAGATCATATTTTACGTATAACTTATACGAAATCTGATATACCATATCACATATTTGTTAAACATTTTTTATTTGTGTTGAGTTCTAATATAAAAACTTCAATTACTTTATCAAAAACATTAAACAGCAAGTTTGGAAGAGTTTATTTTTTCAACGAAATTTGCACAAAAAATGATTCAGATTGCCCAGATGGATTAGATAGATATGGTTCTTGTTGTTATATATACGATAATAATAAAAAAATTATTAAAGTTAGGTATTCTGATTATCCTTGGAAATAATGTTACTTATTTTTGATAGTCAAATTTTATGATCTTTATAATTTAAATAGAATAAATTTTTGATCTAAATGTAAATTTTTAATTTCGCAAAGATGACAATTAAAGATTATGTGGATGAATTGGAACAAATCCAGGCTGAAATTAAGAGAAATAATATTAGAAACTCACAACTTCGTAAACGTGTCAAAGAACTAGAATCAAGTATATTAGAATATTTGTCAGAAAAAGGACAACATGGTCTTAAATACAAAGGAAAAGCAATAATGTTGCAAGAAAAGGAACGTAGACCTACTAAGAAAAAGAAAGATCGAGAAACAGGGATTATTTCTCTTCTGGAAGAGTTGGGAGTTTCAGACCCAACAGTCGCATATTCTAAATTACAAGACGTTCAAAAAGGATCTCCTATCGCAGAAACAAAGTTGACATTTAAAAAACTCCCAAAAATATAATATTCTAAAAATCAGAAATGATTTTTTAATACAAATTTGTATTAAAAATATTAGTGTGATATAAAATGACTACAACATCCCGTTTTCAAATTAATCCAGACTTTTATTTTAAGAAAAAAGATGCTCTGGATGAAAGGAAAGAAAATACTAATCCAAGATATCCAAACTTTCGACAGAATATTTTCCATGCTGGAGATGAAGAACAGTTTGAACAATATCGAAATGCTACAAATGGAAACATATGCAAACCAGATATTCCCTTGACTAACAATATCTTTGCAACTCACTCTTGTTTTGTATGGGATAAACATAGAAAAATACAAGCTGACGCTGTAATAAACACTTTCAGATACATTTTTCATAAATTTAAGAAGGGTATTTTTGTCAAAATTGTTGATAACAAATTGAGTGTTTTTTTGCCTTTTTCAAAAGCAAATTTTACAAACGAGTGGGGAAAACAAATACAAGTTGAACATACTATTAATAGTTTTTTAGAAAATATTTCTATTATGGAAGGACGTCGATATAATCCATATTATGTTAGTCAAAACACTGATGAATGGTATGCTAATAATTGTCTTGTGAGATATGAATCTCCTCTTGGAGAAGGAGATTCTAATGTTGGAAATGTAAAAAATATGTTGGAAGAACTTTGCGCGAGTAGTCGTGAAATTCCAGATATTGAATTTTTTATTAATCGAAGAGATTTTCCTATCTTGACTCGAGACGGAACGGAGCCATACAACCATATTTGGGGTAGATCAGATCTTCCGTTGGTTTCTCATTCATATGATAAGTATGTTCCTATTTTAAGTATGTCTAATAGTGATAGATATGCAGACGTGTTGATTCCTACTTGGGAAGATTGGGCCAGAATTCAAAGCCGTGAAGGTAAATATTTTCCACGTACAGAACAAGATTATTTGGATAAATTTGATATTCCATGGTCATCAAAAAAACCTACTGCAGTATTTAGAGGAGCAACAACAGGTTGTGGAGTTACAATAGATACGAATCAGAGGTTACATCTAGCTTATATTTCAGTAAATACTCCACCTGATGAAAGAGGCATTCCTTATCTAGATGCTTCTATCACAAAATGGAATCTTCGTCCTCGAAAACTAGAAGGTGAAAAGTATTTGAAAACTATTGATAAAAATGCTCTTAAAAAGCTTGGAATTGATATATACAAGCGGGATAAAGATGGAAAGTTTATAATCAACAGAGAAGCTATTTACTACAGACGTGACAGAGATGGAAGATATATACGAGATGTATATGGAAATTATATATTAGATAAATATGGAAAGTACGTTTTTGATAAAGATGAAAAAAAATTATTAAACCGTTTGTCTCCAAAAGAGCAATCTGGGTATAAATATATTGTAAATGTAGAAGGACATGTATCAGCATTTCGCCTCTCTTTGGAATTAAGCATGGGTTCAGTTATTTTATTAGTCAATTCTAAGTGGAAGATCTGGTACACTGATATGTTAATTCCTTACACACATTACGTACCTGTGAGAGAAGATTTATCAGATTTGATTGAACAAATCAAGTGGTGCAGAGAAAATGATGACACGTGTGAACAAATAGCTAAAAATGCAAAAAAATTTTTTCTTACTTTTTTACAGAAAGATGGAGTACTTGATTACATGCAAAAAGTTTTAATAGATTTGAAGAGTGAAATGGGAGTTTATCTTTATAACTCTATGACCCCTCTAGACTTGATTATTAATAAAGAATATGAAGAATTAGATTATTCTTTTCCTAAATCTAAAAAAAGCGTATATAATTTGAGATCAATTCCATTTCGTATTGGATGTGACCAGTATGGAATGATGGGACGTGTGTACGGATTGTTACAAGGTATGGAGTGGGTTACTAAAAAAATAATCACTGAACGCAATTTTGAGGAAGTTGCTACAGTAGGTAGAAAAATATTTGAAAATAAGCTTGGAATCGTTAGGCATTTTATTATAGCTAATTTCTCGATGGCAGTAAAAAGCACTTCTGATCGCCAAAAAATTAGAGAACATATTCATGAGACATTCATATGCTCTAATGGTATAAACCAACTTAGTAAGTATATACCAAATTTTGTATATGTTTTTGGGTTATATCGAACTGGTTATACTTATAATGTTGTAACCGAATATATTATATCAGACGAAAGTGATCAAACACTTCTTGCTTATATAAGCAGTAAAAAATTTTCTTTTCAGGAGTTTCTTTTCATATTATTACAAATTTGTTTAGCTTTGCAAGTAGCACAAAATATGTGCGGGTTTGTACATTATGATCTAACTCCATGGAACATTGTTCTACAAAGATTGGAAGAACCAAAAATATTTGATTATATTCTTTCTGATAAACGTGTTATTCGAGTTCGTACATCTTGTATACCTGTAATTATAGATTTTGGTAAATCTCACATTATTCATTCAGGTGTACACCACGGTTTTGTAAACATGTTCAAGGTTAGTACTGTTCAGGATATTATTACATTATTACTAAAATCTGTTTCTCAAATTTTGAGTATACATTCCAAAAAGAAAATGGAGAGCAATGATTTTAAAAATCTTTTGCATCTACTTAATTTTATTACTGGTACTAAATACAGGTCTGAAAAATTTGAAGATGCTTATTCTGCTGAAAATTTCTTATGGAATGCTAAAAAATACTCTTCTCTTATATCAGACAATAAATATGAGCTTGAAAATTTTACTCCTTACGATCTTTTTAAGTATATTATAGATATGAAAGACTACAAATTTTCATTAGAGGAAGTGAATGAGTATATACCAAGTATGGATAAGGGAAATGCAAAACAAGTATTTGATTATGTTTTCTCTGTCACTACAGAAGAACGCATCGAATCTTATGTAAATGTTTTTAAAAGTTTAAAACATTGTAGTTTACCTCAGCCTAAAAATCTATTTTTTGTTTACTATGTTGCTCAGAGTTTAGAAACAAATTTGATTTCGATGCGAGATAATATGATTCAGTTTTTAGATAATGAAATGATAGACAGAAAGCCATATGAAACAATATTTTCTAATATTATGAGTTTTTTATACCGTTTATATAAAGAAAAAATAGATACTATGAATCAAGAAGATATTGAATATTCTCTAGTTGGAGATTTTAACACTTTGATTCAAGCTCCGTACTCTGAAGAAACATTTCTTGATCCCGAAAAAATTCTATACATGGTTCAACCACTAGATAGTTCGCAAGATTTATCTGATTATAAGGAGATTATTCAAATGATTATGCTTTATAAAGACACATACGTATACAGAGATACAGATCCTGAACATTACTTGAAAAAAGGAGCATACCAATTACAAGAAAATCATCGTTTAGAGTACTTAAAAAATTTTGAGTTTCTGTTCCAAACTAACTCTTTAAATATGATGAATAACACAGCAAATATAAAGACTTTGTTGTTCGTATCTTCTCATATATACAAAGAAAATATTAATAAGTTACTTTCTGAAAATTGTATGGAAACGAACAAATATTTTGAATTATATAAACAGTTAACGAATAAATAAATTATATCTTAAAATATTGATCTTGGAGAATTTTGTTTTTATTTTCTTTCTTCAGTATAAATAAAATGTTTGACGGTAAATTTATTGCTACTTTATTTGCAATTGCGGTTTCTATATTCGCAATTTGCAATTTTAACACTAAAAAAATAACTAGTCATGAAGGATTTGGGTTTGGTAATCTCCCTTCTACTACGTACCGAAAAGAAAGAATGTGCGCTGATAATCAAAGAGAGGCTGATAAAGGTAATTTTTACACTGTCCCCCCTAATTATCAAATGAATGTAAATTACGGAGCACATGTTCGTTATGATATGCCTAACAGAATTCACCAATCTTCTAGTTGCGATCCTTTAACTTTTGGAGGTATGGCACGTGAAAATTTTACAACTGGTTCAAAAGAATCTTTTCACACGGATGAACATATTAATAATAATTACAATGAATTTTCTGGACAAAGTGATCAATATCCTGATGTTTCAGCTATGGTTCCTGTAGGCGACATGTCAAGTCCTAATGCTTTGGGGGAGCATACAAATGCTATTTGCTATGATCGCTTGATATATGCAAATAGGAGAAGTAGGCTAAAAGGTCAAGGGTGCTTAATTCGCGGTGATTTACCTATTGTAAATCAGAAACATGGTTGGTTCTCTGTGTCAGCAGACGCTAATGATCTTCAGCAAGGAGCTTTAGCAGTAATCGGAGGTAAAACAAATGATACAGCTCTTGAATTAGCAGACTTTATAAATAATAATACAAGTCAAACTTTGATTTCAGGTGTTGACATGTCTTCGTATAAGAGTATGAATAAAAGTCAGAATATGAATACAGTTCAAGTTACTTCATTCTCTTAATTTAATTTAAACAATTAAATATTATGAGTAGAATATAATTAGGGATAGTTTTATGTATTTTAAGCTCGACTGCTCTTTTATTGGAGAAAAGTCTTTGAGTGTATAAATACTGCTTTATTACCATTTGGTAATAAAGCTTAAAAATAATTTGATATATTATAAATGAATACTTTATTTGTATTTTATAAACTTGTTCCAAACTCTTACTGGACTTATAATAAATTTCCAAATGGATGGGAATGGATTGGTGCAGGACGTACAACACCAATTGGATCTAAAATAAAAGAAAAATATACACACGAAGAACAATTTTCTGGCACTGCAGAAAATAAAGATGAAATGATACTATGTTTAGAAAAAACATTTAATCAATTAAAGCAAGAAAACTTAGTCGAGTGTTTTAAAATTAAAGAAACGTATCATTAAAAAGAGTCTTGTTATTTATGATTATAACAAGACAAAGTATATTTTTAGTTAAACAAAGACTTCATTGTATCAAACTTTTTCTTAATATCATCGTATTTCTTTTGCAAATCTGAAAGTGTTTCTTCCTTATCATCGTATTTCTTTTGCAAATCTGAAAGTTCCTCTTCTGTATCATGTAATTGAGACAATAGAAAATTTTTCTCATTTATCAAAATATCTACGGCTTCATAAAGCTGAACATTAAAACTTTCTGTTATATTTTTAATGTTTTCTGCGCCAGAATTTTTGTATTGAGTCTTTTCTACACGAGTAGAAACTGGATTAGTAGTCTTTTCTACTTCAGTAGAAACAGGATTAGGAGTCTTTTCTACTTCAGTAGAAACTGTATCAGTAGTATTTTCTACTTCAGTAGAAACTGGATCAGTAGTATTTTCTGTAGAAGCTTCATCTGTTGATTCTTCATCTTCTCCTTCAAATAGAGATTCATCAGGTTTAAACTTCCATTTTTCACATAGATTTATCGCAATGTCATCAAGCGGGATTACTTCATCATCAACGTATCTACCAATTACAAGCCTATCTTTTTGTGATTTAAATACAAGTGTTGAATCAGGATGCCAAATAGTATTATGAGAATTTAACTTTTTAAGTACGATTTTTTTAGACGAATCACTCATTTTTAGTTTAAATTGATCTTTTTAGATTGAAGATCAATTCATTTTAATTTTTAATCCGAATTATCGCTTTCTGTAGAAGCATAATCTACCTCACGCTTAGGTGCACGTTTATCAGATGACTTTTTTATATTATCTGAAGTGTTTTTTACATTCTTAGATGTCTTTGCTGTATCCTTTTGCGCAGCCATGTACTGTCTTAAAACTTGTTTTTCTCCACGAACAACAATAGATTTTAAGCGTGTTTTTAGCTGATCTGCCATCTTATCAACTATTTTGTCTATTTCATCATTAATGTTGAAGTTACTCATTTTGAGCTTTATAAAACTACTCTTTATATTAAAATTAAGTTCTATTTATTATAAAATAAATATATTACTTGTATTTTTTTAGAATACATTCTTGTAAATTATGAATATAGATTTAAAAACCACAGTAATATTTTACAATATAATGAGTTTTGTAATAAGTAGCAGAAATAATGTTGAAGGAGATCTTCTTCAACAAAAAGAAGATAATATTAATTTATTAGATCAATTTATAAGTCTATTTGGAAATTTATCTAATGCTTCTAAAGGGCAAACAATAAAGTATGATGGAACAAAGTGGGCACCTTCTTCTGAAAAAAAAACGTTTTTATAAATTATTATGGAGATATTGGACATGAGATCTGTAATATTTACGTTATAAGTAGAGATTCTTATGAATATATTTTAAAAATAAAAGGTTACATCAAAGATAAAAATGATCTAACTAATAGTAGAGTTGACTTATCATATATTGTAACCGAAAATTCTGTAAATAGATTTGGTTTAAATACAGGATTGTTTCTTATTAATTTTAGATTGACAGATAAAAGATTATTTTTATCTCTTGTAGAATCATCAATATATAGCTTGGAATTTTTTATAAATCCTTTTTATGGAAACATAGACGATTTAAGTATTGAGTTTGATACATCAGATCAAAAAAAATATTATTATATAAACTAATTATATTTTGTATAATAATTGTTTTACAATTATTATCTAATATTTTTGTTTTATCTATAAGGTGAAAGATGTAGTATTCTTCAAAAGAACAGATGAACTTAAATCTGGTGTTTTAAATAGAACATATAAATATAGAGTTGTATTTGTCGGAAAATCGGAATCAGCAAAGATATAACCACCATAATAAGCATCATCTGATCCTGAACCAAAAAATGTAAGATTTGTTGTTGTAGTTTCAGTTGAAGTAGTTCCGTAGTATACTTCATTTATCATTCCAATCTCGCTTCCCGTATCTCGAGAGATACTTACAAGATAAGTATCAATTACATTAAAAGTGAATGAAGTTGGTAGGACATAAGAATTAATAGTAATTGGAGTAGAGTTTCCAATCACATTGCTAATAAATCCGTCTGGATCGGTGATACGTATATACAAGTAATTGATTCCTACTGGCAATGTTCCTCCATATAAATTTGCCTGTCCATCCGCGTTTAATGTACCTTCTAATAAAAGAGTAAGATCTGATACTTGTGTGAGTCCTGGTTCAGATGCATAGTAACATTTCAATGGAAGACCCAAAAGAGGACTCACTACTATAGTACTTATCAAGAAAGAGTCAAGTGGAAATGATGGTGTTGACGTGTAATTGAAACTTGTTGGCATTACAATTGGTAATAGAACTAATGGAGTTGCATTTTCAATGAGGTTCCCAGTAGCTCCAAGTGGAGAAGTGATACGAATATATAAATACAAAGAAGTTTCTTTTGGAAATGTGCCTTCTATAATAGTATCACCACTATAATTAAGAATATAACTTTTAACATGTGTTAATCCAACTGTACTTGTAGCACCACTTGATAAACCGTAATATAACTCAAAAGAAGCAAAGATAGAGTTATTACCGTTAACATTAATGATAGCGTTAGCCCTATTATTGGTGTATGATAGAGTTTGAAGTGTAATATTTACTGTAGTAGGCATCGTGTAGCTTAGACTTGCGATAGATATTCCCCATTTGTTGCTCAGATATTTCTCAATTTGCCTCCTTTCAATTCTTGTAAGTTGTCGATTGTAAATGATGATCTCTGCCAAATAACCGGAGAAAATAGTATCTGATTGGAAATCTGGCGATAAAGCTCCAAATCTTAACGTAGTCACCATCGAACCGAGATTTTGAATAGGCAACTGTTCAATTCCGTTAGTGTGAGAACTTACTGAACCATTGGAACCAAGTACTGACGCAATAGTCCATGTATTTGTAGTTTGAAATGTTGTTGATGGAAATCCAGTTCCAATCCAACTATAATTATTTCCAAACCAGTTGATAAAAACATTGCCCCGAGTTCCAATATTTAAAATACCATCTTGTGGGCCACTAATAAGGTATGCAGAACTTGAAGTTGAATACATTACCAAAAAAATTGTTAGAGGTTCTCCCGTGTTTAGAGCATATGGTGATGAAACTGCGTACTGAATAGGGAGAGATTGAGTTCCATTGAACAAAAGAGATCCTTTTGTCTGATACACACCAGAAATAAATTTTGATTTGGTAGTTGTTGTTGATGTAGCATTATATGAATTACCAGATTTATCAGCCCATGTAGTAATTGATGTATTGTTTTCTGGCTCAATTCCAGTACCATTTGGATCAGATCCATCGTACCATAAGCTACATCCAGAAGTAGAAAGAACTATTGACTCACTTACAGACATAATATCCGAGTAGTCAACAAAAAATCCTTTTCCTGAACTTCCAGAATATGAAATAATATTTTCAAAAATTTTAACATAAAGTGTGTTTGTTCCAGATACTGTAGGAGTGATTTTAAAAGTTACGGTTCCTGTACTAGATACATAACCTGTTACGATGCAATTTGATACTTCTGTATTAGAAGTGTTTAAATATACAGATATATTACTTTGCAACAAATTTGATGTACCACTTCCATTTAGAACTAGAGTTTGAGATACTATTTCTGTATTAAATGTTAGCTGAGCTGAATTAATAGAAGATTGAATAATACTCCATGGTTTAGGAAATGATGCTGACAATGTTTTTGTTATTGTTCCCCATGTAAGGCTTAAAATTCCGGATGATAATTCGGTTGAGTTTGGAGTATATATAAAATTTATTGTTGTACCTATTGAGCTGGTAGTATCTCCAGAACTTACAGAACCGCTTGATGCAGAAACACTCCATACAGTATTACTCAATATTGGTGTGTTTGTTGTTGCTGTAATACTCTTTCCAGCTCCAGGAACAAGAATTGGTTGTGAATAGCTGACTAATGTTGGAAATGTATATATTTGTGTTGCAAGAACTGTACACGAAATAGATGTACGTGTTGATTGAATTGTGAATGTAAATGTTTGTTGATCAGTTGTTGATGTGACTGTGGCATTAAGTACATTATTTGGACTAAAAATATTAGCTAAACTAACTACAGCTGTACTTGATAGTGAAATATTTTGTGACCTACTAGCACCTGCTGAAAATATACCAATTGCATTATTTATATTAATATTTGTATTGCTAAAAGTAAAAGTAACTGGTTTAGGAGTAGATGAAACAAGAGAATAATCATTATCTATACTAGAAATAACAACATTGTTTGGTACTGCATATACTGTATGACCAGTAGATAATAGTTCAAATGTTGCTCCAGATGGTGCTGTTACAACTACTCCAAATTGAAGAGATCCAGTTTGTTCACCAAGAGTCATCGAGGTAATTACAATATCATTTGTTACAGGTCTGTAAGTATATGCATTTAATACTCCGGTCACAAGATTTCCACTAATATAAACATTTACAATAGTATTTGCAGAAAACGCTGAAGTATTTGGTGTGTTAGGATCAACTCCCTGAAGAGTAAAAATGATTGATGATTCTGGCCAAGTATATGTTCTTCCTGCTGCAAAACCTAGAACATTATAGTCAGGTCCAGAACTTACCCTATTGAATAATAGAATTGCCTGTACACTTTGAGGCCATACGTATATCTGATCTGCAGTAACTATTGGTTGTGTATAAGTATTTGAATACGAGCAAAGACTTAGAGTTATAGATGCTGTGTAAGTTGTCTCTGATGTTGTCATAATATTATAAGTCAAAACAGATCCAGACAAAACAATAGAACTAATAGCCGATCCAGATGTATTATCCAACGCTGAAAGTTGATTAATAGTAGCTTGAACTAAGTTTTGAACTGGTGAAGAAAGAGTAGTTATCATTCCTGATTCAACACCGAGTGTAACAGTATCATTTACTGGATTTGTTGAAATAATTGTTGGCCAAACTAATATCTCTGACATTGGTATAGTAACAGTAATTCTACGACGAGTAGGAGAGCAAATAAAATTTACATTAGTATTCACTGCGATACCATTATAAGTTGCTTCAAATGTTCCAGAAGTAATTGATGTTGATATAGAACTGAAAGTTCCATTTGTCGTAATAGTAGCAGATGGCGTAAATATTGTTCCTGAACTATTAGTAAATGTAACTGGTACAATTACATTTGAACCTGAAATAAGAGTAATACCATCAACTATCTTACCAAAAGATGCACTTGTTGCGTCAAATACAGTCTCAAATTGTTCTGAAGACAGAATAGTGGTAGTGTTTCCATCTGGAGCTCTGACAATAACCAAAAATTTTACATATCCTGAAGGGGATGCGATTGTATCTAGAGTATATGTTCGAATAAAAGCTGAATGGCTAGAAGATGTATATGTATATGAAGGTATAGTACCGTATGCATTTTCCGAAACTGAATCAACACAATTTACTGATATAATTTCGTTTGTATTTAGTGTAATAGTATCTATATTATTCAATGTTAGTACAATTGAACTTTTATTACCTGTACCGCATATTTGGGTACTTGCTAATAAACCATAACTAGTTCCAACAGCAAGACTTGTGATTGACGCGTCATCACTTAACACACTAATTCCGGTAAAAGATATAACTGCTGAAAGACTAGATGGCATTACGTATATATTCAAAGCTAAAAGAACTGTTTTACTATATGAGACAGTAACTCCACCAAATGATATTGTCACAGTATAAATAATGTCTTGCTTTGATGTTGGTATTAGAGTATATTCAAGGTTCAATATTCGGGAAGTTAGAGGTGAAACCGTATTTGAGGTTATAGTAGCAAAAGATGATTCTGATATACTGTGAGTTGCCGTAGATGGTAAAGAAGAAGAAAATGACCATGTGAGAGTTGCTGATGTATTTAATGTCACAATCGATCCACCAGTAGTTCCATTACTTGTTACAATACATGAAGAAGATTCCGGGAAAGTGTAGATTTCTGTTGCTGGTACTATAACATCTACTTTAGTACGAGTTAAAGAGAAAGTAAAAGTAAATGTTTTTTCTTGATTATTATTAGGTGTAATTAAAGCAGATAGTATATTGTTGCTTCTAAATGTCGATTCTAATAAGATAATTGAATTATTTGCTACAACGCTAAGTACAAGATTAGAAGTCGAACCTATATTTAAGGCACTCATAGAATTATTAATTGTACTATTTGTGTTACTAAAATTGAAGTATGTTTCTGTTTCTTTATAAGCAATAAGAGAATATCCATCTTGTATTGTTGAAGTAATAGTTACAGTATCAGGGACTGCATATACTGTATGACCTGTAGTCTTGATCTCTACTTCTATTCCATTAGGATTAGTAATTGTAAGACCTATTTCTAGAGAACCTATATAAGTACCGAGAGTTAATGAACTAATTAATATCTGTTTTGTCACAGAATTATACGAGTACGATACAGTAGCGTCTGGATCGATTATTCCACCTACATAAATTTTTAATGCACCTGTATTTGAAATAGTAAGAGGATTTTGAATATTATCATCCCAATTCATAGAAAATATTACATTTGAATATTGTTTACCTGCTGCTAAACCTAATACATTATAGTCATTTCCAGATGTTGCTCCGTTTAGAGAAAAAATAGCTGACACAGAAGATGGAGCGAACCATACAACATTCACTAAAGAGCTTATCAAGAAATTTGGTTGAATAATTCCAGTAGTAGTCAAACATTTAACATAAAAGTATATTTGCCCAAGCTCTGTTGGTGTAAATGGAAAAGATATTATTCTTTCTGATACGGGGTATTCCCCTATCAAAGTTGGTGTAGAAGAGTTGATAGTAGAAGCGTAATATATTTTTGCGAATGGAATAACATTTGTTTCATCAGCTGAAAGAGAAATCGATATCATTGTGTAAACATCTTTTCTGATAGAGCTAGAAGAAACAATCACTCCTGATAATAAATTTCCGACATTTAATATAGCAGAAGGGAAAATATTAACGAAAGTCAATCCGGCTTTATAAAGATTGTATTTAAATCCATGTAAATCTTTAGAATTATTAATGTAAATAGTTTGATCGGTACCTGATTCTGTTGGTGTAAAATTAAAATTGTAATAATATTTTCCAAGAATCGATGTTGTAGATATATTATATACTATTCCATTTGAAGATGTTATTGATGTTCCAGTTAGGTCTGATGATATCTCTTTTGTAACCTCTAAACTTAAAGTTACAGGTGTTAGAATATCAAAAAATGTTTTAGGAGTGTTCTTATTTGTAGACTCAAACAAATTTACAATTGTCTGAGGATCAATTAAATCAAAAGTATAAGATACTGTACTAATTGATCCGTCTTCAGCTAATATAGTATCAGACTCGATCGTTAGAGAGTTATCAGAAAATTGATTAGGTGTTATAGTAAATTCAGCTGTTGTAGTATTTATCATGTTTATACTTCCAAAAGCGCATTTTGAATTAGAAAGAATAGATAAAGTTCCATAAATTGGCTTTGATATATTAATTTTTACTTTTTGAGTTCTGAGTTTAACGAGTTTATTTAGAGTTAAGTAAGATCCTGAAAGATTAGTATCTACTTCAACCGAAACAATTTTAGGACCAGCTGATATAGTTGCTCCATTTTTAATACTTCCATCCAATCCACCTACATTATTAAAAGTATATATTGTAAGAGTTGGGTCAGAATATGTTGTAGTGACTGTGAAGTTAAGTTGAGTTCCACTTATCGAAGTAAATATTGGAATACTTCCGTCTGAAGCAGTTATAGTAGGCACTCTAGATGTAGATAGTTGCTTATTGAAAATTACAGATAGATTATACAGTGTATTAAACTCTATTGGTTGAATACTATTCCACCCAATAATATTTGGTGGTGTATTAAGAATTATAGGTCCAACAACTGTAGTTCCATCAAGATCTGCATCAATAGAACCATCAAGTCCTACAAGACCATTAAAAGTAAAACTAACATTTCCAGTATTTCGAGAAGACCATTCAAATGATATTTGATTTCCACTAATATATAAAGAAGTAATTATATTTGGTATTCCACTACTTGAAGTGATAGAAGTACATGATTGAATATTTTTATTAAAAACAGCAACAAGAGAATTATTGGCTGTGTATGAAAAATTTTGAGAAGCTGGTGTATATAGCCAATTAGAAAATAAAGGTTGCTCTTTCAAATTTGAAATTACAAAAATTTGCGGTGCTTTATTTACAACTTGTATACTTGTAGCTCTCAAATTAGTAAAAATAAATTTATCAGTAGTATCAGTTGTTGGACTAAAATAATTAAATCTACACTTTCCGTTTAAAAATACGACATTATCAACATATGATTGATTTGAAAAAGTTGTTACAATACCAGAATCTACATCTTGAGAGAATATCATAGTAACATTAAGGTATGTATTATTAAGAGTATTAATATTTAGATTACCTTCAATATTTGTTGGAACAACATCTATAGTATCAATCACTATCTCTTTAAAGATAATTTTTTTCTCAGAATTATCAGATGAATAGAGTGTGAATGTGAAAAGATCTGTTGGGTATATTGGTGTATATGAAACATTTATACTATTATTTAATACAGACTTTATAAGTGGACCATATCTTTGAGATATAACAGTTGTATTAGATCCAGGAATAAAATCCATACAAAAATTTAAAATCGGATAATGTTGTCCTACAAAAATAACTTGAGGAGTCATGGGTTCGTGTTGAAATTCACCAACATGTGATAAATTTCCATTTACATGAGTAGTATGTAAATTTTGATTTTGTTCATCATAGTAAAACCATATACCATTTGATGAATTTTTTTCCTCTACTTTTAAACCTTTCGCGATAAGATCGCGATTAGAGGAAGACTGCATTTTATTTAGTATAACTAAATAAAATATTTATTTTAGAAGTGATAACTTTACTATAACAATTTTTTTACGGAGTTGTGAGGCTAATCACACTGGCAGTTGTAATACCAGCTCCTGCAGCTGTCCCAATTATACACAGAACTTGGTCATTTGCACCAATAGTTGCTGACCTTATTGAGGTCCAAGGACCGTTAGCGCTGATACCGTAAAAATATTCCATAGTAGTACCAACGCGCTTATATTGATAATAAGTATTTTGCCAATTTGCAACTAAAAATCCACCTCCTGGTCCCCAATTTGAGTTGTACCACCCTGTAGTAGTGTACCCAGGAAGGCATGCAGCTATACCGCTTGCGCCATAAAATTCACCTGTGTTATATATAAAGTCGCTAGGTTGAGCGGACGCTTTTGCACCCATTCCAATTACAGAGTACCTATACCATTCAGCATTATTTTGTGAACAGGCCCATAGTAAAACAAGAGTAAAATTTCCAATGAAAGTTTTATTTACAACAACTCCTATATAACCAGAACCATTATATGTCCATGAGCCATCATTGTTTATTACGCTGTTAGAAATTCCAGTACCCGCAGATCCAGGAGTAGGGAATCTTAGTATTGGTAAAGATGATACTGTACCGCTTAATGTTGAGCATATTAGTGAACCCTCAACTCCTGTAGGTGACGTAACTTTTGCGTAAATATATACGACTTGATTTTCTGGTAAAGTACAAGTAATAGTTGCCGAACCGGAAGAGCTAATAATACCTGTACCACATTGTGTTGGACTGGTTGAGGAATTTGTAGCGTGGTAGTAGATTATTACACTTGCTGATTCGAAACCGTCAGCCGGTGAGAAACTTAATGTTGTCGAAGATGCAGATGTTTGTAATGAAGTAAATGTTATATTAGTAGGAAAAGTATACATTCGTGTGATAGCAATACCTAATCCATATTTGAGAGAAAGGTAAGATTCAACTTTCTTTCTGTCAACTGTACTGAGAACTGAATTATATATCAAAATTTCACCAATATAACCTTGAAGCCTATAATCAGCGCTAGTAGGTGATTGACCAATAAAAAAGTCATTCCACGCGTTACCATTGTTTTGTGCTGTTGCATCTGGTCCTTTTGGTGTCATTGTAATTCCATTTAGGAAAGTTGTCGTTATTTTTGTTGCCGCACTATACTGCATAGTAGCTATCACCCATTGGCTACGTATGAAAGTTGCAGGTGTATTAACAGCCATACCATACCAAGTACTAGGTGGAACTCCAACTGCAGTCGAAAACTGATCGTAAAGCATACCAAAATATAGACAAGATTCTTGTCCTCCTGAAAGTATATAGCAGGAACTGTTTGTTGTCACTGGAGTCATTGACAAACCAGAAGTCAAAAGACCTCTCTCTGCTCGAAACACCGAAAAGATAGTGTATGTTGGAGAAATTCCCGTATAAGGAATCTTATAAGGTGTATTGTTAAAATACATAGTTCCAAGAGTGTTTTTAATACCTCCAATTGTTCCAGCACTCCTATATACTGCCTTATTTGCACTATTTACAGGAGTTGCGCTGCGCAAATTTCCGGTCACCTTATCAACCCATGTACCAATTGTAGATCCATTTACAGGGAGTGTTCCATTATTAGGATCACTTCCATCTAGCCAGACTTGTAATCCAGCAATATCTGTAGGTGCATTTATAGTTGTGTATACACCAGTTGTTGCCTGCTTAATCATAATTACTCCAGAACCACCTCGTCCACCAGGAGGAACATATCCTTGTGCCAAAGAAGCTGGTAATGTAATATGACCTCCTCCTCCTCCACCACCAGAATAATCAAGACCACCAGTTGCACAACCATCAAATCCTACAACTGTCATTGAAGTAGCAAATCCACCTTTGCCACCTCCACCTTTGCCACCGTCTCCTGCTCTTCGAACACCACTCGTTTCATTTGAAGTTCCTCCGCCACCTCCTCCAATCCAAAATACTCCTGACGTGTCCCCCTCGCCTACTCCACATGCTGCACACCAGTCTGACCAAATGCTTCGTCCAACACCTCCAGTACCACCTGTTGGCGTTGTAGTCGCAGAACCTCCAACACCGCCAATACCACCACCAGCACCTGTTCCGCCAACGTAAGAGTTTGGTGTCGGATTTCCACCTCCCGCATTTCCGTACGTAAACAGATTACCCGTGATCCCTGAAAGAGATCCAGTAGCTGTAGTAACACCACCACCTACTGAGTTCTGTCCGTACCCTCCACCACCACCGCACCCCCCTGTGTTTCCAGTAGAGGTGTGATGACCACCACCGCCGCCGTACACAGTTATTCCAAATCCAACTGAATTGGTTCCGTTAGTTCCATTACCTCCATCAAATGAAGATCCTGCTCCACCAGTACCAACTGTAACTGCATACGTTCCTGCAGGAATACTTGCATTTGAGATATAAGCAGCTCCTCCTGCTCCACCACCACCGCCTGCTGAGAACGATCCACCACCACCGCCTGCTATAATAAATATTTCAGCTCCTGATATTGCTTTATGCACTGTTAATGTACCACTAGATCTTATACATGTATAAGTTGCTCCATTAAATGTACGTGTTGCAATTTCACCAGAGCTTGAAGTTATTGTTATCACTGGAGCAGCAATTCCTGTGATAGAAGAAATTAATAGAGAACCCTGAGCTCCAGCAGGAGACGTAACTCTTGCATACACATAAACAGCAGAACCAGATGGAAAACTACATGTGATATTAGCAATTCCGCTTGAACTAATTGTTCCAGTTCCACATTCTGTAGGATTTGTAGAAGTATTAGTAGCATGATAATATATTATAACACTTGCTGATGCAAGCCCATCTGCTGGAGCAAAAGTTAATTGTGTATTAACGTTTACTTGTATACTCGTAAATGTTATGCTTGTTGGAAAAGAATAGGCTCGTGGAGTTACAAGAGAACTTACTAGAAGAGAACCTTGGACAGATGTTGGACTGATAGAACGAGCATAAAGATAAAAAGTGTTAAGAGGTACTGATCCTGAAACGGTGACAACACCGCTAACTAACGCTGCCGTACCAATAAAAGTCGGATTTGTATCAGAATCTATAGCTGAATAATACAAAGATGATGTACCGTTAACTACAGTCTCGTAACCTCCAAGTGTCACAGCAAATGTAGTAGTCGCGCTTTGTACAGGAATCGCAGGAGTAAAAGATACAATAGATGTCGCTTGAGTATACTGCCTAGATGTAAGCAATGTAGTTCCTGTGTACATTGTACTAATTTGTTGCGAAGTTAAATTTGCATTGGCAAAAAATCTTACTTCCTTTAGCGATCCTGCAAATTCAGGATCTCCTCCAAAAGAGTGACCTAGGTAACCTACAGATGCTGTAAAATTAACTGGCTTTGAGCTAATAGAACCTGAACCACTATTACCAGCATCTCCAGAATTAATCACCCAGCTAATTGTTGTTGCAGTTGTATTAATAGCAATGAAATTCCAGGTATTGTTATTGATACTAGTAGTTGTACTTATCGTATAGACATCATTAAAGTTTAGTGTGTTTGATCCTGTAATATAGAGGCGGAATGAACCATTTGAAGCCATATCTATAATTCTAGTAAAATTACCATTATTGTTCGATTTGAACCAACAACTAAACGCAGCAGTATTTCCAGATGATGTACTTGGTAAGACAACATAAGATGCACCAGCTGCGTTACGTGTAGGACTACCTGTTAGCACTAAACTCTTTTCAGAGAAAATGGCAGTACCTCCTGATAAATTACCAGCAACACCCATAACTGCATCAGAAACTCCGACACCTGTAGTATAATTCTTAATGTCAGAAACAAAAGGATAATAGAAAGTCGCAGTTGATGACGCAATAGTAAAACTTGATAATATTACAGGTCCTACGGCAGCATTTGGAGATGTAATTCGAATATAAACGTACCAGTTTCCACCTGGAATAGCAACTGACACAGTAGATGTACGAGATGAGAGAGTCCCGGTACCAGCCTGTGTGAGACTTGAAACACTTGTCGCATTAGCTATAGAACTATAATAAACAGTAATAGGAGAAGAATCAGTGCTTCCGCCTAATGTTGTAATTGTCATATTAGAAGATGAACCGTCAACATATCCTGCAATGGGAGTAAAAGTAAAAGATATAGGCATTGCGTATACCTGAATAGCAGGGGTCGCGACCGTAATGTTCCACTTTGCACCGAGGTACCCCTCGACATTTTGTCGTTCGGTTGTAGTGAGGACTCGATTGTAAACGATAAACTCAGCGAGGTAACCACCAAAGTATTCTTGATTGTAAGCACCGTGCGCTCCGATCGAGATGCTTGCCGGAGTCACGCTGTTCGTCCCACCGACTCTCGTCGTCTGCGCCGTACCGTTCGTGTATGGAGTAATCGTACCGGCGGACATTACTATCGTTCCGATCATCCACGTGTTTGTTGTCGTGAACGCTGGTGAATTTGCACCAGTTCCTGTAGTCCACGAGCCGCCGCCTGCGAATGTTGCGTAGTTTCCGCCCATCGGGCCGACATAGATCTGACCATCGACTGGACCGCTGAGAAGATACGCCGAGTTTACTGTTGCATACATAACCACAAACATGGTGTAAGGCCCCGAGGCTGCGAACGAGAGTGAGGAAACGTACCTGCTTGCCGAGAACATCAGACATCCAATCCCGTTGCGCACGTTGGTCACGAAAGTTGCTTTCGTTGACGTGTTTGCGGTCGCATTCAGTGATCTTCCCGACTTGTCGGAGATTGTGGTTATGGAAGTGCTGTTCGCGGGCGCAATACCGGATCCGAGCGGGTCAGACCCGTCAAGCCATAATGCGCACGTGGTCGATGCAATATTCGAACTGTATCCAGCGTCCACAAAGTAACCTTGACCCGTTGTACCCGTGAATGCGAGAGTAGTAGATTGTGTAGATCCAACGACTGGTGCAGTAATTTTTATATAAAGTGTGTTCATCCCCGTTACAGTCGGCGTGATTGTGAATGTCACAATTCCGGTTGAGGAGTTATACGCTGTCACAGTACCATTAGAAATTTGTGTACTTGAAGTGTTCATAAAAACAGCAATATTTGTCGAGGTAATATTTGATGTGTTTGAACCTGTGATTGTAGCTGTTAGTGAGCCTGTTGATGCTCCAACAGATAAAGTAGCTGTTTCTAACAAAGATGTTTGTGAAACATTAGTAGGAAGAGAATATGCTATAACTGTTGTTGTTGTAGAAGATTCAAGATAAGAATTTTTTATTGTTCCATCTGGATCTATCAATTTAATGTAAATATAATATGTACCGGCAGTTGTGAATGTGCAGGATGCAGTTGCAATTCCTGAAGAGCTTAACACTGCAGAAGTGCATACCAAGATAGGATATAGATCTGATTGAGTTGTTGATGCGTAAACAGATATTGTCGATGCAATCGGAGTTGCTCCAGTAGTAGTGATAGAAAATGTTGTTGGTACTGTAATATATACAGTTCCTACTGTGTAAGTAAAACTTGTTGGACTAACATACGCAATTGGTTTAAGAGTTGTACTCATTTCCAAGTTTGATCCTGATACTCCAATACCCTTTACACTAAAGAAAACTTGAGCAGTTCTATAGCTTGTAGTAGTAACAGGGATAGATAAAGTCTGTCCAGTTCTCGTTATTGTTGACACAGGAATATCAGTAAGAGTGAAATTAGGTGAGAAAGTTTTAGTATATTTTGATGCTTGATATGCACGAGCATCACACAAATAACCTGTAAAGTATTCAGCTGAACCAGAATTTCCAAATATTAATGTAGATGCACCAGTTCCTGTTGCATTAGTTGTACCACACGCTACTCCACCAATATACAAAGTTGTAGTTGTTCCATAACGAACAACAGCAAAATGTGTCCATGTTGAAGAAGATATTGTGACTGAAGATGTGATCCTAGATATCCAGGTTCCATTGTTTACCCAGAGATAAGCATTTGTACCGCTTAATACAAGCTTCACAGATGGAGTAGCAAAAATTGCACCAGCAATACTTGTTGCCCATACCCAACATTCAATAGTAAAGTCCCCATTACCAAAATTTGACGGAAGTCCGGTTACAGTAATTCCAGATGTCGATCCAGACAAAGATGTTACTGAACCATAATATTTAACTGGTGTTAACGTTACATACTTTGAATTGAGATAAGTGTTGAGATTTGCAACTTCTGTTGCTGTAAGGACAGTGTTGTATACACGAAGCTCTGCAACTTTCATGTTTAACTTGTAATATACTGCAGGTGATCCGCCAATATAGATATCAGGAGCGGTAGTACTCCAATTTTGTGTAGAACTGAACGAATTCATTGCCACGCCATTGACGTATGGTATGACAGTTCCACCAGTATAAGTCATGCATAGATGAGCCCATACATTATTGATTGTAAAAGTAGCGTTTGTTCCAACGGATGTAACTCTGTTAGTACCTCCAGCCCAAGACGAGCTATTATTCCATATTTGAAAAGTGTTTGACCACATACCAAAGTACAAGTTGTAAGGATCAACTGGTCCGCTAATAATATATCCATGTGTTGCCTGATCGTAGCTCGTTACGTTACATAAAATACTAATTGTATACGAATTGTATGGGAATGTATTAGCTGCAAAAGGTACTCGCGCAATACCAGTATTACCAGGAAATGAAACATATCCTGTAGCTATACCTGGGGTACTTGATTTGTATATCTGTGCGGCATGACCTGTAGTAACTGGCACACAATTTTTTCCGCTTCCACTTTTATCTACCCATGAACTCAGAGTAGTTCCATCTGCAGGTGCTATTCCGGTTCCAAGAGGATCAGATCCATCGAGCCATACTATGAGTCCTGATGTGGTAGCAGATCCAGAAGTTCCACTTACGGTTGTTGCTCCACTCGCAACAACTGTGGCTTGTCCTGCAAGACCACCAGCTGAAGCTCTCATGTCTACTATTGAATTCGCATTATCTAATGGTAAAGCAAGAACAAGACTGGCTCCAAGATCATCTTGCCAGACTGATGTTGTTTTGGTATTACCTGTTGAGTCAGTAACCCATACTGGTGTTACAGCTGGTTGAATTACTTTAGCATATGCCAACGCATCTGTATTTGTTGTACCAGGAAGTAGTGCCTGATTTCCAGCAGAATCACTAAAACTTACAACAACACTGCTCGCAGTATTGTATGCAACAGAACCTGAAGAGATAGAAACACTTGTAGCAAGACCTTTAATTATAGTAGTTGTAGTAACAGTTCCTGTAGTTATAGATCCAGAAATGGGAGATTTCATTGTTACAGAAATAGTTGATGTACCTACTATTGTTGGTGTAACGGTAAAACTTATTGTACCTGTAGACGAAGCATACGAAGTTACAGTAGCAGAAACTCCTCCTACATTTACTGTTATACTTGATAATGTGAGAGCACTAAAATTTGGACTGGAAAGAATCAAAGTACAAGTTCCACTTGCTATATTCTGTTGCAGAACACATGTGCCAACACTCACAGATGTTGGGAAAGCATATGGAGCTACTGTGACCGGTCCAACAACCACATAAGATGATGATGTAGAACCTCCACCAGGAGCAGTTGATTTTACATAAAAGTATACTTGTCCTGAAAGAATTGGTTTTACAATTGAAGTAAGAGTCCCAGAGTCAAAAGTACCTGTACCAATAACTGATGTTGAAGCTGTACCAAAACCAAATCGACTTTTAAGAGAATTGTAATTTTGCTCAATTTCAGCTGCTGATAGAGCCCGATTATAAATAGTAACATGTGGTATATAACCATTATGACAAAGACCACCTGAGTAATGACGACCTATGTCATAAGATGCACACTGAGAAAGGTTCCAATACAAACTTCCAGTTCCTATAATCAGATTGCCTTCTTTGTACGCATATACAGCTACTGCACTTCCATTTGTTACACCTGAATATACAACTGTAGCATAAATCCACTTATTCAAGTGATCAGATCCTAAGTCAACACCTGCAGCTATTTGACTACTTCCACCTGCATTGTTTATACCTAGGGTATTTGTGTTTGATTGAAAACAAAGTATTGAACATCCATTACTTGTTGTATTGTTGCTAAATAATCCAGAATAATCTACTATAGATAGTCTGTAAAACCAACAAGAGAAAGTATGTGCTCCAGAAAAAACGGACGTAGGCATGCTTCCAGTTACATAATCATTAGATCCATCAAATACTATAGTTCCACCATTTGTACTATTATAGGTAGCACCGTTTGTAAGTGTTCCAGTTCGTCCGTTTCCACTCAAGTCATACCATGATGTTCCAGATCCAGGATAAGATGATGTGTTTCCTGCATCAAGAAGGAGTGCAAGCCCGCTAGTAACGATAGTTATAGCACTACCCCACAATGTAAATCCACCATTTGCGTCTGGTGCTGCCAAAGAGTGAGCCAAAATTGCAGTTGCTCCTTGAGTTGTAGATGCAACAATACTTAATTTTCCAGAAATTCCTTCCGTTAATGTACCTGTAACCGCACCAAGAGATGTTGGGAATGAATAACTTGTTGGCTTGTATTGTCTAGATACTACTGCTAATACAAGCGATTCGCCAATTAGAGATGTCACAGTACCAACAGAAAAGTTTGCTGAATATTTGCATGTAGTGTATACTCTGACGTCTTGCATGTATCCTGTAAAATCGTCGGAGTAAGAGCCATCCTGACGTATCCCTCCGACTGTTAAGGTTGTATTGTATCCAGTAACAACAGTTGAATTTACTCTAGTAATAACTGCCGTACCGTTAACATATATCTTATATGTAGAACCACCGCTTCTGGTGAATGCAAAGTGGAACCATGATCCTATAGGAAGAGTAGATTGACCTGCATATTCCGAAAAAATACCTCTATACACACCACCCGAGTTAAGTGATAAATAGAGCTCTCCTACACCACTGCACTGTATGCTAAAACCATATCCGAGAGGATCTGATCCGAACAAGTTTCCTGTGCCTCCTCCAGGTATCATAATCCATGCTTCTAATGTAAAATCGTTTCCAAAGTATGAAGTCGGTAGTCCAGATACAACGCATGAGCTCGTACCGGCTGCTGAAGGATATGACACTTTTCCATAAAATTTGGCACTTGTTGTAGTTAATATACGCGTATTTGCTTTTGGTGTCACTGTCTTTATAGTTGAATTCGGATTAATTGAATTACTCACTTCACTCAAAGAGTCGAACGGAAGCGCAACTATCAAACTCGATGCATAAGAGTCTACATTGTATCCTCCTGTTTTAGTTACACCTGTAGTGTCAGTTGAGTATATTGAAGTAACAGTTGGTGGAAAAGTAACAGAATTCAAAGAATATCCGGAGTGTAAGTATGGTTGTGTCTCATTTCCAGTTGCATTTACAAGATGCGCCAAATTCCATGATACGTTATCATTTGAAAATTCGATCTTGGCCGAGAACCATTGCCATCCTGTGCTCTCATATGTCACTTCTGCAAATTTCAGAGCAGCAATTGTTTGTATACTTCCAAGATCAATAGTGTAGTACGCTGGACCAGTTGTCTTTGTTGTTCCAAATGTTGTTCCAGATGTTGATGAACTCCAGGAAGTTCGTGTATCATTAATGCATGAGAGCATAGATGTTGTAGTAGATGCTGCAGAATCTCCTGATACAGATATAAATGTAGCAGACCTAGCAATATTTAGAGATGATATTCCTGTATCTTCATAAGCATCGGCGCTCTGTGTATAAATTCCTAATTTTGGAAAAGAAGGTCCTGAAGTTCCAGTTCCTCCAGCATAGAAGAGAGTGAGTCTGAGATATCTTGCACTAATAGTAGATGATTGAACCGCTTCGGGAGCAGGAACAATGTCTGTAAGGGAAGTAGTAGTTGTTGCTATACCAGTAGTTGAGCCTGGTCCTTTAAGACTTGCAGAGAAGGTAATTGTATCATAGTAATCAGGAGTAATTGCTAAACGAAGTGATGTTGAAGTAGAGGATACAAGAGTAGCCGTTTTACTAATCGGCGTAGCAGATACAGAAAAGTTACTTGTGTATTTTGAGGTTACATAAAAGCGTACATCTTGTACATATCCGTTAATATTACAACTATTTGTATTAGTGTCGTCATTCGTTCCAACAAACATTATTGTTCCGGGATCACCCACAGGACGTGTACCAGTTGCTAGATTTTGTGTTAAAATCCTCGCCGTTCCGTTCACAAATACCGTGAAAATTCCTTTATTTCCAGGGCTTGTAGATCTTACTAGAGCAACGTGAAACCACTGATTTATAGCAAAAACGGATGATGAAAAATTTGCTTGATAATATAAACCTGCAGTAATTTCAATAAAACTAGTGGTTGCACTTTCTATCAAAAGACGTATTGTAGGATTTGTTGTTGTATTTGAAATACTTGACGGGTTTGTACATACACCCAATTTAAATAGTGTTGCTGTATTTAGTGTTGTTAAATAGAACCACCCTTCTGCTGTCCAATCACCATAAAGAAAACCTGTAGGCATTCCAGTAACTTTAATACCAGTGTTAGCAGATGCAACCCATCCTGGAATATAAATACTACTTCCATAAAATTTTGATTGTGTTATTGTTGTAATTACACCACTACCAAAAGCATAAACTCCTTTTGTTGTTGATGAAGAATTTATAGAATTGCTCACATCTAAGAGAGCATTTCCTGGAATAGCTAAAACAAGCCAACTCGCAAAAGGGTCTGAATTAACACCTCCAATTTTTGCTCCTGTACTCGATGTAATATAAATGGGTGGAAATACTGATGAAGATGGTTGTATATATGTAACACTCGAGTAAGCATTAGAAATATTCGGAGGGTTTCCTCTGTAAAGTCGAGCAAAAGTAAGAATTACATCTGATGAAACATTTTGCTTAAAACCAAATCCTGTTCCAAAAGTTCCTTGATTAATACTTGATCCATCGTAAGTCATTGTGGTTGGCATTACGTATGTTGATACGGTAATTGGGGTAGAACATACAATTCTTGTTGTTGCAGCTATTCCAGATGGAGAGGATATTAAAGCATATAAAAACCAGGTTCCTAGTGTAGGAAAAGTGCAAGATGCTGTTAACACACCAGCTCCAGTCGCTGTACCATTTGATGTTGAAACTTGCGTGGGTGTGGTGGAAGAATTTGTAGATGCTTGATAAATAATAGCTGTTGCATTAGGAGCACCATCAACTGGTGAAAGATTAAAAGTCATTAAAGTTGAGTCTCCTGTGTAGATTTCTGTTATAGGACTTATGCTAGTGATTATTGTTGGATAAATATAAGTATAAAAGTCGCTTAATGGAACTGAACATGTTAGAGTCTTTGTTCCAGCAGAAGGCATATTTAGAACAGTTGTAATAGTCATTGGTTGATAAATAGTCGGAGTCATTTGAACTGTAAAAGATGAAGATGTGAATGTTGCTCCTGCGAGACTTGCAGTTGTTGTTGTTGTGATTGGTGTATTATCAACCGAAAAGTTTGATGTGTATTTAACACTTGTATAGAATCTTAAGTCGTTAAAGTAAGCCTGTGCATCATCAGCGTCATCAGATCCATCTCCAAAAGCAGGTGCCCTCACACCACCAAGAATAAACTGCGTACCACCTGGAATACTTTCAGTTATAGTCGATGTGAGTCCAAGTGTACCGTTTAGGTAAACTTTATAAGTTGTTCCGCTTTTTGTCATGGCAATATGATGCCATGCATTTGATGTAACATTGTAAGAACCAACATATGAAGTATTTGCCCATGTTCTTAGATGCAACGCACCTGGAGAGTAACCATTTGGTTGTGTACCAGACCACAGAATACCAAGTGCTAAAGTGTTAGTTGTAAGAGGGCGAGTACAAAATAGAGGACTATATCCTCGTGCTGTATTAAATACGTTAACCCACATTTCTACTGTAAAGTTACTTGATGTAATATTCGTAGCAAAGTTACCAAATCTTATGGCACCAGTCAAACCACTCGTAAATGTACTAACACTAGAACCATAAAACTTGGATGTTGTAGTTGTAACTGAAGAACCGCTTTTTGTAGTCAACGTTTTTGCTGTAGTAGACGTATTGATCAGATGACTCACATCGCTTAAAGAGTCTCCAGGAAATGCAACTAAAAGAGTAGAACTGAACGCATCTGTATTATACCCACCAGTCTTTGTAGTACCGCTTGTATTAGTTGCATAAATTGAAGAAAGAGCTGCTGTTTGTACCTGACTATATGTCACAGAGCTTACAGCGTTAGTTATAGCTTCTGGAGATCCAAGAATAAGTTCGCCATTAACCATAAGCTTTACAGATCCTGCAGTTCCATGTTTAAAGTGTCTTGAGTAAAAAGTCGGATTAAGAGATGCGCCATCGTAAGTAAGAGTTGTTGGAGAATTATACGTGCCACTTACAGTTGCTAATGTAGACGTTAATGTATATGAGACAGAATTCCATGTAAGAGTCAATGTTCCTGTTACATCAGATTTTGATGCAGCTGTATATGTGAAAGATAGTTGTGAAGATGCAGAAAGTGTTGTTCCAGAACCCGAACCAATAGTACCTAAAGAAGCAGATATAACCCAAGCCATTCCCGACACAAGCGCTGTATTAGTTGTTGCTGTAACTATTGTTGAAGATCCTATAGCAAAAGGTGGTTGTGAGAATGTAACTGATGTAGGAAAAGAGTATATTGCACTTGATAGTACAGTAGATACAGCAGTAGTTCTTGTAGATGCAAACATGAATGTAAAAGTTTGTTGAGATGCAGAAGATGTGACTGTTGCATTTAGTACTTTACTGGTTCCAAAAGTTGAAGAGAGTGTTACGGTTGCGGTACTAACTAATGAAAGTATACTTGAGCTCGCTCCTGTAGCCAAAGTTCCTAGAGAATTGTTTAGAGTGTTGTTTGTATGACTGAATGTAAATGTAGTTGCTATTGGATTCGAAGCGATAAGCGAATATCCACTTCCAATAGTACCAATTGTTACAGTATCAGGTACTGCATAAACTGTATGCCCACTAGAAAGTAACTCATATGTTGAACCAGAAGGTGATGTTACTGTCACACCAAATTGAAGAGCGCCGGTTTGAACACCTAAAGTCATTGAATTCACAATCACTTCATGTGTATTTGATATATATGTGTATGAAGTAACCACATTAGAAACTAAAGTTCCGCTGACATAAACACGAATAGCTCCAGATGCTGCAACTTCTGAAGTATTCACGGGACTTGGGTCAATTCCTTTTAGAGTTAGAGTTACCGATGAAGAGTATGTTCTTCCAGCAGCAAAACCGAGAATATTGTAGTCAGAACCAGAAGTTGCTCCGTTTAATGAAAGAACTGCCTCAACTCCTGTTGGCCATACGTAAATTTGGTCTGCATTAACTATTGTCTGATTATAAGTTTTCGAATAAGTAGAAACACTCAGTGTTACCGAAGAAGTGTACGTTGCTTCTGAAGTAGTAGTTATTGTATATGTTACAAATGTACCAGAAACAGAAGGAGTGCTTAGTGAAGAACCTGTAGATGAGTCAGATGCAGTTAAAGAACCAAATGAAGCAGTTACAGAACTCTGAACAGATGAAGAAAGAGTTGTTTTCATTGCGGACGCAATTCCAATAGTCACACTATTTACAGGAGAAGTACTTGCACTTGTTGGCCAGACTAGAATAGCAGATGCTGGAACAGAAACTATTATTCTACGTTGCGTAGGTGCAACAATAAAGATAATATCTGTATTTGTAGCCTCTCCAGTGTATGTAGCTGAAAACGACCCGGATGTAACCGACGTAGATATTGCACTAAAAGTTCCGTTTGTAGAAATTAATGTTGAAGGCGTCAAAACACCTACTGCGTTACTAAACGTTACAGGTAGATTTACATTAGAACCAGAAACAAAAGTTATACCTGTTGCAACAGAACCTAAAGATGCTGTTGTAGCTCCTAATTCTGTCAAAAATGTCTGTGTTGAATTAAGTGTTGTAGTGTATCCATCTGGCGCTGTCACAATTACTGAAAACTTAACAGAGCTTGTGAGATTTGTTGGTACAGTGTAAAGTTTAATAGATGCTGAATGAGTACTTGATGTATAAGTGTAAGTAGGATCAGTTCCAACAGCAACTAAAGTTGAAGAATTTACACATGTTACTTTTGTTATCTCGTTTGTGTTTTCAGTAACAGAGTCAAAGCCTGTTAGAGTAAGAAGAATTGAACTTGTATTTCCAGGTCCACACAATGCATTTCCAGCATCAGAACCATAACTTGCTCCAATAGCTAGAGTTGAAATAAAAGAATCCAAGCCAGAGGTGCTTGATCCGACAAAAGATACAACAGCAGAAAGTCCTGAAGGTAATTTGTAGATATTTTCTGCTAACAGAACAGTTTCTGTGTAAGTTACTGTAACTCCTCCAAAAGTTACAGAGACAGTTGGAACAATATTTTGTTTTATTGTAGGTGTTAGTTTGTATATAAGACTCAAGCGACTAGATGTAAGAGGTGACGCTATACTTGATGATATAGTTGCTCCAGTTGCTGTAATACTATGAATTACTGATGAAGGCAATGAGTTAGGAAAAGTCCATACAAGACTCGAAATTTTATTTAATGTAACTACAGATCCTTTGGAAATACCATCACTTGTTATTGTAAATGTTGATGATTCAGGAAAAGTGTATATGTTTGACAATGGCACTATAACTTGTACTGTAGTGCGCGTAGAAAGAAACATGAATGTAAAAGTTTGTTGAATATTAGTTGATGTGACTTTTGCTCCAATATTTCTTGGTATAGTAATTGATGTATCTAGTTCTATTGTTGCAGTGCTTGTTACGTTAACAATAGTATTTGTAAAACCTGTATCTAATATGGTGATTAAACTATTTATCGAATTATTTGTGTGACTAAAAAAGAATTTTGTTTGGATTTCTTTAGAATTAATAAGAGAATATCCGTCTGAAATTGTTGCAATACTTACTGTATCTGGGACTGCATATACTGTATGTCCTACAGTTTCAATATCAATTGTTGTTCCAGCAGGACTAGTTAAAGTAATGCTGATATACAGATTACCTACACGCGAACCTGGATTTATAGAACCAATTAAAATATTATTTGTGATAGAATTGTAAGTGTAAGAAGTAATACCATTTGGTACTAGTGTCCCTCCAATATAAAGTTGAACAGCTCCTGTTTCTGCAATGTTAAGAGGGTTTGAAATATTATCTGTCCATTGCAATGAAATAAGTACATCAGAATATGTTTTACCTGATGCAAGACCCATCACATTATAATCGTCTCCAGATGTCGCTCCATTAAGAGAAAAGACTAGAGAAGCAGATGATGGTGCAAACCATAATACACTAACTCCAGGACTTACCAAAAAATCTGGCTGAACAAACCCCATAATAGTTATGCCTTTAATGTAAAAGTACACTGTTCCTAGCACTGTTGGTGTAAATGGAAAGCTAATACTTCCTGTCGGACTAAAAGAATATGTTCCTAATAATGTAGGTGATAAAGAATCACTTGTATAAGAATAGTATACGTATGCTGTAGGAGTTTGACTAGTTACTCCAGAAAGTGTAATTGTAACCGTTTTGAAAACATCTTTTCTAAGAGAGAAAGAAGATTCTATTTCACCTGATGATAATCCTCCTCCAAAATATGAAATAGTTTTTGGAAAAACATTCGCAAAATTTAATGAACTTTTGAAAATATCATATTTAAATCCATTCAAATCTTTTGCTTTATTAATGTAAATTGTTTCATTTGTACCAGATAAAGTTGGTAGTAAATTAAAATTATAATAGTATCTTCCAAGTTCAGAACTAAATGTTATATTACTAATAATACCATTAGAACATGTTATTGTTGTACTTGACAAATCTAAAATTTCCTTTGATACTTCTAAACTTAAAGCAACATCTGTTCCCACATCAAACGTTGTTTTAGAAGAATTCTTATTTGACGTCTCAAATAAATTTAAAACTGTCTGATTATATACCAAATCAAAAGTGTGAGATATAGTACTTTGAGAATTATCTTCTTGACATATTATGTTATCTGATTCAATAGTCAATGAAAGACCATTATCAAAAGGTGTAATTCTGAATTCAGCAATAGAACTAGTTATCATTGTTACAGCTCCAAAAGTACAGTTTGAATTCGTTACAAGAGATAAAGTTCCAACGATAGGTTTTGAAAGAAAAATCTTTACTTTTTGAGCTCTTAACTTTACTAGCTTGGACATTGTTATATATGAACCTGAACTTGTGATATCTGTTTCGACTTGAACTGACACAATTTTAGCACCAGCAGATATAGTTGCTCCGTTTTTAATGCTTCCGTCTAAAGCTGCAACATTATCAAAAGTGTATACTGTATAATCTGGGTTAGAAGATGTTGTCACAGTAAAATTAACTTGTGAGCCTGATATAGAAGTAAAAACTGGATTGCTTGTATCTGAACTAGTAATTACTGGTGTTCTACTTGTAGACAATTGCTTTGTAAAAGTGACAGATACATTATATAGTGTATTTGGTTCGTTTGGTTGAACACCATTCCACCCTATAATAGTTGCAGGAGTATTAAGAATAACAGGACCGACAGTTGTTAAACCATCAACATTTGCATCTATCGATCCATCAACAGCTGTAAGACCATTAAAAGTGAAAGTTACGTTTCCGGTATTCAGAGAAGACCATTCAAAATTAATTTTGTTTCCAATTATACTAGTAGGAGTAATTGTAGATGGTAATCCACTACTCGCTGTGATAGAACTACATGTTTGAATATCTTTAGTGAATATTGCGGATAGAAAATCTGTATTTATATATGAAAAATTTTGAGAAGCTGGTGTTAGTAACCAGCTTGAAAATACAGGCTGTAATTTCAAGTTTGTAAGTTCAAAATTTTGAGGAGCTTTATTAATAACTTGTATCCTTTCATTTCTAAGATTAGTGAAAATAATTTTATCCGAAGTATGAGTTGTTGGTGTTCTGTAATCAAATGAACATTTACCATTGGAAAAGATAACGTTAGAAACGGAAGACTCACTTGAAAATGTTGTTACAGTTCCTGCATCAACATTTTCAAAGAAGTTCATTGTAAGACCGGTGTATAAATTATTAAGAGTATTAATCGTTGGATTACCTTCTATATAAGTTGGTATCACATCGATAGTATCAATTGTTATCTCTTTTAATATAGTTCTTTCTGAAGAATTATCTCCTGAATAAAGTGAGAACGTAAACATATCTGTTGTTTCCATCGGCGTGTATGAAACATTTAGATTATTTTTTGATATCGTTAGGGGAAGAAGACCTTTTCTTTGTGATGTTACTGTTGTGTTGGAGCCTGGCAAGAAATCCATTGCGAAAGTAAGGCTTGGATAATTTTGACCTACAAAGATAATATCAGGAGTTATTGGTGTCTTTTGTAGTTCACCTACATATGATAAATCTTTATTTACATGGTTATATTCAAGACCTTGTATTTCTTGATTATAATGTAACCAAATTCCTGAAGATGAATTTTTTCCTTCAATTTTTAAAGATTTAGCTAGAATCTCGATATTTGAGGATGATGACATTTTATTTATAATAAATAAAATAGTTTATTTGTTTTTAATCTTCATTTTTTGTTTAATTAAATTATGACACAGAAAAATTTGCATTATATTTTGCAGTTGTATACACACGAAGATCTTGAATTTGACCATAAAAATCTTGATGTTCATAATTAGGAACATTTAAACCACCAACACATAAATATGTTAAATCTGGAAAATTCCATGATGGAAAAGTAATCTCTGAATTGCCATTTACATATAAAGTAAAAGAATTTACGTTTCTTACGAGAGCCATATGATTCCAGGTATCTATATTAAATACTCGATTTGTGTAGTATTGAGAAACATTATTTGATATTAGAAAACGTCCTCCTGTAGTAGCATTAACATCGCAATGAATTGCAAGAGTTGATCCTGCGTACAAATAACTAATTTCTTGTAAACTTACATTTTGATTGGCAAAAAATCTTACTTCCTTTAAAGTTCCTGCAAACTCTGGATCCCAACCAAAAGAATGACCAAGGTATCCAATAGAATTACTGAAAGAAACAGGTTTTGATAGTGATCCAGAACCGCTATTTCCTGTTCCTCCACCATTAAGAACCCAGCTAAAAGTTGATCCATTCGCGTTTATTGCAATAAAATTCCAAGTATTGTTGTTGATAGGAGTACTTGTATTCATTGTGAATGCATCATTAAAGTTTAGAGAATTTGAACCAGCAATATAAAGCCTAAAAGTGCCATTTGTTGCCATATCAATAATTCTAGTATAATGTGGATTATTGTTTGATTTAAACCAGCAACAAAACGAAGCAGTGGTTCCAGAAGAAGTACTTGGAAGTACTACATACGAAGCTCCTGAAGCATTATGATTAGCGCTACCTGTTAATACTAATCCTCCGTCAGAGAAACTTTCTGTTCCTCCAGACAAATTACCAGAAACACCCATAACTGCATCAGAAACTCCTGTACCACTTGCATAATTTTTAATGTCAGAACTGAATGGGTAATACCAAGTTGGCGTTGTCATTGTTGGTAAAGGTCCAGAAGTTATAAAAGTATTTGATGTATTCGATGGATTACTTGGAACAGTTGGTCTAAACCAAGATTCTAATGTAAAATTACTATTAAAAAAGTTAGTACTAAAACCACTTATTTTAAATGAACTAGATACAGGTTGAGGCCATCCAGTTCCAGGAGTCCTTATAGAATAACTACTTCCGTAGTATTTAAAAGTATTTGAAGTAACATAGCCGTTTGTAAAGACAAGTGTCTTAGTATTTGTTAATGTATTAATTAAATGACTTATATCGCTAGTAGAGTCTCCAGGAAACGCTACAATCAATGATGAAGAGTTAGAATCATTGGAATATCCAGACGTTTTCAATTTTGTGGTAGAGTCAATCTTGTATATTGGTTTTTCTCTTATCACTTCAGGTGCTATATGTGCTGATGTAACAACATTATAAATTTCTGAACTTAATGTAGTATCTGGACCTAGAAGTTTAACTTTAATTGTCAAGTCAGAATTACTAGAAGGTAATAATGATAAAATAGTTATAGTTTCTAGCGGATCTGAACATTCAAGATTTTCATGAGGAATAATCGTTTCTATTTCATCCTGTATAATCTTTACGTAACTCACTTGAGAAGAAATTATTGAGGAATATAACATGTCACCTCCAAAAAATGCCAGAGTTAAAGAAGATGAAACACCAGATCTAAGATGAAATCCTGATCCAAAGTTATTATTAATTCCATTATATGTAAATGAGCTTGGGAATGAGTAAATTTGTGTTTCTGTAAGAGACCAAGTATATTCTCTATGTACTTCTCCATATATTAAAGTAACAGTTCCCGCGTGAAGAACATCCTGTTCTACTTTAAAACTATAAGTTACAGATGCTTCATAAATAATTGGTGTCTTATAAAATGTAGAGATCCCAGTTGGTGTTATTGATACAGATGCATTCATGTTTGATGGCAACTCTTCGCTAAATAAAGATAAAAGATTTAATGTTTGACCAAGTGTAATAATACTAACATTATGTGTTGTTGAGTTCATTGTTGGAAATGTATATATTTCTGAAGAAAGAACTGTAAAAGAATAATTAGTACCATAGTTTGTGGTAAATACGAAAGTTTTATTATTAGTTGTGTAAGTTGTATGTAGAATACTTATTGTTTTTTCCTCTTGGTTTACAATAGCTTCATTTAGACTTGTTAAAACTGTATCAATTCGTAGGGAAAACAAGTTTGATGCATTGTTTACTGGAAAGTTTGCACTTGATATGAATGAAAATACTAATCGATTCTCTGATCCAACTATTAATTTGTAAGGAGATAATACATTACTTGTTACAGAACCAGAAGAAGAGGGAACCCATTGAGGAACTATTTCAGCCATTGGAATAATTTTTGTAATTTCAGGACCTTCAACTCCGTTTGGCGAAAGAAGTTTCACCTTAATAGTAAGATTTGCAATCTGAGTTGGGGTTATTGAAAGAATCGTAATAGTTTGAAGATTAAAAGCGCATGTAAGCATTGAAAATGGAATTGTAGTTTCCGAGTTACCTTGTAAGTACTTTACATATACAATTTGATTAGTAACTATGTTACTATGGAGACTATCACCTCCTGAAAAAGTTAGAGTTAAACTCCCAGAAGTATTTTCTTTTAGAATGCTGCTACTTTCATATAAGAAATCAGTAGGAAAATTATACACATTGACAAAAATTAAACCACTTTTTAAAATATTATATTTAAATCCGTTTAAATCTTTAGCTTTATTAACATAAATGGTTTGACCAGTGCCTGAAGAAGTTGGAGTAAAATTAAAATTATAATAATACCTTCCAAAATCAATTGCATGAGATAAATTAGTAACTATTCCATTTGAAGATGTGATTGATGTTTCCAAAAAATCAGATGAAATTTCCTTTGATACCTCCAAACTTAAAGCAACATCAATTCCAACATCAAATGTTGTTTTAGAAGAATTCTTATTTGAAGTCTCGAATAAATTCAAAACTGTCTGACTATATACTAAATCAAAAGTATGAGATATAGTACTTTGAGAATTATCTTCACATATTATGTTATCAGATTCAATAGTCAAGGAAAGACCATTATCGAAAGGTGTAATTCTAAATTCAGCAATCGAACTAGTTATCATTGTCACAGCTCCAAAAGTACAATTCAAATTAGTTACAAGAGATATAGTTCCAACAATAGGTTTTGAAAGAAAAATCTTTACTTTTTGAGCTCTTAACTTTACTAGCTTGGACATTGTTACATATGAACCTGAACCTGTGATATCCGTTTCTACTTGAACTGAATCAATCTTAGCTCCAGTAGATATAGTTGCTCCATTTTTAATGCTTCCATCTAAAGCTTTAACATTGCTAAAAGTGTATATTGTATTATTTGGGTTAGAAGATGTTGTCACAGTAAAATTAACTTGCGATCCTGATATAGAAGTAAAAACTGCATTGCTTGTATCTGAACTAGTAATTACTGGTGTTCTACTTGTAGACAATTGCTTTGTAAAAGTGACAGATACATTGTACATTGTAAACGGTTCGTTTGGTTGAACACCATTCCACCCTATAATAGTCGCAGGAGTATTAAGAATAACAGGACCGACAGTTGTTAAACCATCAACATTTGCATCTATCGCTCCATCAATAGATACGAGACCGTTAAAAGTGAAAGTTACGTTTCCGGTATTCAGAGAAGACCATTCAAAGTTAATTTTGTTTCCAATTATACTAACAGGAATAATTGTAGTTGGTGATCCACTACTCGCTGTGATAGAAGTACATGTTTGAATATCTTTGGTGAATATTGCTGATAGAGAATCTGTATTTATATATGAAAAATTTTGAGAAGTCGGTGTTAGTAACCAACTTGAAAATGCAGGCTGTAATTTAAAGTTTGTAAGTTCAAAATTTTGAGGAGCTTTATTAATAACTTGTATCCTTTCATTTCTAAGATTAGTGAAAATAATTTTATCCGAAGTATGAGTTGTTGGTGTTCTGTAATCAAATGAACATTTACCATTGGAAAAGATAACGTTAGAAACGGAAGACTCACTTGAAAAAGTTGTCACAGTTCCTGCATCAACATTTTCAAAGAAATTCATTGTAAGACCGGTGTATAGATTGTTAAGAGTATTAATAGTTGGATTACCTTCTATATAAGTTGGTATCACGTCGACAGTATCAATTGTGATATTTTTAAAAATAATTTTTTTTATAGAATTATCCGCAGAATACAGTGTAAATTTAAAAACGTCTGTTGTTTCCATCGGTGTATATGAAACATTTAGATTATTTTTTGATATTGATTTAGAAAGAACACCATTTCTTTCTGATGAAACTGTGGAGTTGGAGCCTGGTAAGAAATCCATGGCAAAGGAAAGGTTAGGATAATTTTGACCTACAAAGATAATTGCAGGAGTCATTGGTGTATCTTGGAATTCACCTACATATGATGGAATATTATTAATAAGTGTAGGATCAAAAGTTTTCTTTTGTTCGTTAAAGTATAACCAAACTCCTGCAGAGGAATCTTTTTTTTCAATTTTGAATGCTTTTGATACAAGCTCACTAGTTGAAGATATCATTTTATTTATAACTAAATAAAATAATTATTTTTTACACAACAGTAGTATATTTAACCTTAAAACCATGTGTTGCCGAATTACCAGCCTTATTCTTAAAATAAAATGTAGGACCCGAATTAGCTTCCCATTTTACCCAAACTTGGCTACCGTCTGCACCAGCTGCATGAACACCAAATGAAGCAAAAGTACCAGTTGACGCAACATTTTTCACAACCTTGTAGTTATATACACTACCGTCAATAGCATCACTCTGAATCTGGAATTCATACGAACCACGTAACTTGTTAATACTAGGAACAGATACAGCTACATCGCTATTTCCAATAAGATCGAAAGATTTAGTTGCAAAAGTATCCATGCTAATTTCACCAGATGCATAGATATTAGAACATTTGAGACCAGCAAAACTCTTAACCACGAATTCTGCGTCAGTAGCAGCAGATTGCGTGGTAGCGAAAACAAAGTTATTATCGCTTTCATCCCAATAGAAAGTTGTATCATCGTTACCTGCTAGACGGTTGAACAAGAAACCAACATCACGAGCTGTGGAAGCACCGTCATTAAGAAGAACAATATTGTCCTTTACCAAAAGATTTTCAGTAGTAATGGTTGTAGTAGCACCATTAACTGTAAGATTTCCGGTAATTACGCAATTATTACTCATTGCTACATCTCCAGTAAGCGTAGAAGTGCCAGAAACATTAAAATTACCGAGAACATTTGTTTGTTTAGTAGCTTGAGAAATATCAACTGTGTTAGATGTCCTGCCTACTTCAACAGCAGGTGCTTCTACCTTGGCAAGAGTAGCAGCAACTACATTAATCGTAGGTGCCGAAAGATCAACCTTGGTAGTAGCGGTGGAAGTGATACTAGGAGCTGCTGCATCAACTGAAGTAGAACCAATAAGATCTATCTTGCCAGAGGTACATTCAACCTTTACAGCATCTGTACCTCTAAGATGTGCAAGGGTTTTACCAAATACACGAGCTTCTACGTTCGTAGCTTCCAAAGTGGCATTGGCAGCTGTCGATTTGACAAGATTATCACCACCACTTGTCGAAGTGGCAGTAGTAACAATAGTTTCAGACTTTAAATTTGCGTTAACGTTGAAGTTGGCAGACGCTGCAAGAGTAGCATCACCAGATGATGCTGTAAGATTTAGAGCTCCAGTAGTAGCAACTACCCCAGCAGATTGAGCACCGGTTAGTAAGACATTTAAACCACTACCCTTAAGGTCTTTAGCGGACGTAATCAAAAAATCAGCCGAAGCGTGTGAACTTTTTAGATGTTGATGCTCCTGTCCAAAAAATTCACAACCATTTTGAACAAGAAGTGCTCCGTTTCCGTGTTTAGCGGAATTAGTTGAACTCTCGATACGGAGCGAACCGTCGAGTAGCGACGAATATGATTCCAGAGGAGGCATTATATATTATTTTATTATACGCTAGATTTTTTTTTTTAATTTAAAAAATTACAGTCTACCTAAAAATTAAGTATTTTTATATTTTGTATAAAAATCTTCAACTTTTTTAAAGAAATCACTGTATTCTAATCGAATATCTTGTCTGGTAATTTTAGTGTTTCATAAAATTGTAATCAAAAGATTATAATTTTTAAAAATTCATTTAACTATTGCATATTTTCGAGTTTTAAATTATAATTCTCTTTTTGTAAGATCATAATAGTCATTTTTAAGTCATTGTCCTTTAAGAAATCCTCTATATCTTCAATAAAATTTATTAGATTTTTAACTGGTTTATATATCTCTTTTTGATTAAAAAAATCAACCTTATAATGTTTTAAAAATTCGTGTACCATTTTTTCTATATTTTTTCCTGATACTTTAAAAATCTTAATTATTCTCCACTGAGGATATAATGACTCACTTGACATATGTTTTTTGTCTCTCTTAACAAGATTAGAATCAGTAAAACCAATCTTAAGTAATCCATTTCCGATATAAGCACAATAAATAACTAACTCATTTGTATATTTACTCATTTTTACTTCATTTTCTAGTTTTTCTGCTTCAATGTCAATTTCTGTAAGAGTAGAAAAACTCTTTACAGGTCTTTCTAGTTTGACACTTCCTCCTGTAGATAATAATTTATGAATCCATCCTGTTACATTAACTGCAAATTTAGGAGAAATCCATTGTGCAATATGAATCGCTACACGTGGATGAACCCAAGTTGATTTATCCAAGTCATTATGTTGATTAATTTCTATCAAAATTACGTTCTCCTTTAAAAAGTTTAGAACAGCCTTGTTTCCCTAAACATTATTGATTTTTAAATAAGATTTATAGTAAAAGTACAAATGTCTCAAACTAAGAGTTAATTTTATCGATTTTAACTTGATGATTTTCTTGTCTGAACTCGCATGCTTTAATGAATGCATCTTCACCATACTTATTAATAGAAAAAGATTTTGTTTTCTTTTTACCATCTGAGTCGTTCCATTGAGCTTTCCAACGAGCTTTTAAACCATCTTCAAAAATTACACCTGTTAGACCACTTTTATTATTAATTTGAATACCTTTGTTATTCGCATTAACCTTACCAGCGCCTTCACGAACATTAAATCTCAAATTATTAAGACCATTATGATCAATATGATCTACTTCTGTAAATTCTGGATAAAATATACGATGTAAAAGAGATTTTTCCATTTTAGCATATTCGGTTTTGTCTTTTGATTGTCTATAAAGATATATTGATTTATCTTTAATAATATCATAATGTTCTTTTTCAAACATCATACATTTTTCATCTGAAAGAAATATCTCAAGAAACTCATAATCTTTTGGTAATACAGGATGTGATACAACTTTAACACTTCGTATTCTATTTTTACTCAATTGGCGTTTAATAGATTCTCTAATTCTATAGTTACTTGCTAAATTCATAGCACGATCTCTTCCATATTGCTTTATACTAAAAGACTTACTTTTACCACCTTGATCTGAGTGAAAAGTAACTTTTATATGAGTTTCAGTCTCAGTAATACCTCCTTGATGACGACCACTATACCATTCTCCTCTTTCCAGTAAGATTGGAACAGGTTCTTGAATTTCTTTTACTATTTTTTCTTCTTTTTCTTGGTATTTACATATATTACAACCTCCTCGAAAGTTACCTCGTTGACAGTTTGATGAGTGTATATGAAAACTAGAATGTTTGCATTTATAGTTAACATTTCTACCTTTTTCTATTGATACAAACTCATAACCTGCTTCTTCAATAATTTTTATTATGTTTTCTTTCACTTCATTTGAAGTTTTCTTTTTTGAACATTCAGAACAACCATTCCAAGTAGGTCTTGAAATTCCTTGTTTAAGAGTTCTTCCATCTTTTCCACAATGACATTTGTATTTAATATATCTTGGATCTTCAGTATCTGATTCCCAATCCGAACATTTTTTAGTTTCCATTATGTCATTTATTTTAGTAATAGTTTTTTCTAACAATCCTATTGTCATTTTGTTTTTATAATATTTTTATACTTTTAAACCAAATTTATTTTTAAAACATTATAATATTATTTTTTTATGTTATTTAACATAAAAAAATGAAAAGTGGAACTTTCTTAGAGAACGGGGAATCCAAGAGCTCCTCCACTCACGCGAATAATGTTGTTATTAATAGCAGTGACAATAAACTCGTAAGTTTGTTTGAACGTAGCACCTGAACCATTAGTACCTCCAGCAGCTAATACAGCTGCTGCGCTAGCCTCTGGAACAATTGATACATTGGTTAACTTTCCGAAATTGGTAGATCCCATCGGATCAAGTGACATAAAGTCAAGAGAATATGAGTACATGTGGTATCCAGTTTCTGTAGGAATAGTTGGAGCATGAAACCATGGGTTAATTAAAGAGAAATAATCAGAACCCATAGCTCCAAGACGGTTAGTATTTTCATAGATTAAAGATGTTTGTAAAATTGGATCAGCCGAGTTATTTGGGGTAAAATCAGTACCAGCCAGAGTAACGTAAGGAGAATTTGTTATGTAATTAGACCATTCTGATTTCCAAGTAGTATTTCGGACACCAAAAAACAAAACCTTAATAGCATGAGAGAAACGAATATCAAAAGATGGCTGAGCATTTGATGCAGGAGTGTATGATTGTCGCGGGGCCGTTTGTACTTGCTCTACCAAAATATCACGTGGAGCACATGCCATGCGCTTGCGCTCATCGTTAGAAACAATAGCGTAATTAGCCCAGACTTGTGTATTACCTAAAAGAGGAGTAGTCTTGAGATGTGTGGAGGTAACAATGTCCGTACGCATTTCTGCAGTACCATTTTGTACAGGAATCTCCATAATTAAGAGATGTTCCCACTCACGGAAGTGAAAGCTAATTCTCATTTCATTGTATGGAAGAGCTGCAGTAGGTAGAGCAACTCCACTATCACGACTGTAGAAAAATGGAAGTGGCAAGTTCAGAGTTTTAGCTGGTAACTTAGTCTTTCCTATTATCAAATCATCAATTTGACCAATCATATTACGATATCCGACACGCTTGCTTTCCGGAACAGTGAAAGCAGCCCAGAAGTCAAGATGGTAATTATCGAATCTCGCAGCAATCAAATCGTTAAACGTAATACAGCATTCTCGAACGAGATTGTGCATCAAGTTACGTGTCCAACGGATACGATGATTAGTATTTACGACTTCAACTTCCGGAAAAGTTACACGAAGCCAAGTTTGAAGCATGTAATCACCAGCACGTGAAATAGCGACAGACCACTCTTGTCCAAAAGCGGGAGAACCAGCAGCTCGCGATAAAACAACGGGAACTTGAGTAAACCAAGTTGCCTTCCTCGTCTCCCGGACGAAATATGCAGTCGCATCGTGACCTCCATAAAGGTATTTTTCGATCTCATCAAAAGTAGCAAGATCAATAAAGCCAGATGTTACATTTGACGTTGTGATCGATGACATTATTTATATTAGCGCAAGATATTTTTTTTAACAAAAAATTTATACACTTTAAATATTAAATAAAATGTCAAATGCGAGTTTAAATGAAACTTCTGAAAGATTAAAGTCTATGACAGAACTAGATATTTTAAGTATAGATGCTAACATACGTAATAAATTTGAGGAAGAGTTCTTAAAACTACCCGAACATCTGGAGAAGCTACAAGAATTAGAGGAATCATTGAAAAATGAAAATCTTCGTCGCAGAATACTAATTAGTATTGAAAAAGCAAGGGATGAGCTACTAAATTATGTAAATGATTTAAAAATACATAAAAATCATCATTTTTATATTATGGAAACTATAGTTTTTATAGAAAAATATAAAGAAATACTAAAAACTCCTATTAAAGTAAGTTTTATGGGAAAACTACTTAAAAATGATAAAGAAAAAAAAGAAGTTATAGATAATTACTTAGAAGCCGCTTCTAAGTATGTTGATATTGATTTTGAGAATACTACACCACAAAAAGTTATTTGTAATAATTGTTATAATAAAAAAGATTTTGACATTGTAGATGGAAATACTTATATATGTACAAAGTGTTATGCACGGCAAATTGTAATGAAACACAACTCTTCATATACTGATATTGATCGAGTTAATATTTCAAGTAAATATACTTACGACAGAAAGGTTCATTTTCGTGATTGTATTAATCAATATCAAGGAAAACAAAATAGCACTATTCATCAAAAAATATATGATGATCTTGAAGTGCAATTTGGACTACATTATCTATTAAATGGTGACAAAAATACACCTAAAGAAGAAAAATTCAAAAATATTACAAAGAACCATATTCTTATTTTTCTGAAAGAACTAGGGTATTCTAAACATTACGAAAATGTGCATTTGATACATTATAATTTTACTAATATTAAACCAGATGATATTTCATATTTAGAAGAACAATTACTTGATGATTTTGATGTCCTCACTGATATATATGATAAACGATTTAAACATATTAATCGTAAAAATTTTATTAATACTCAATATGTATTATTTCAATTACTTAGCAGACATCGTCATTCATGCAAAAAAGAAGAGTTTATTATTCTCAAAACTATCGATAGAAAATTTTTCCATGACGAAATTTGCAAAGAATTGTTTGAGGAGCTCGGATGGAATCATAGTCCATTCTATTAAAAATGAGTTAAGAAATTTGATTCTATATAAATAAAGATGTCATCAAACATTAGATTTCATGTGCATGAACAAGAATATTCTGAACAACAAGTATTTGATCAAGTAATAGATATTGATAGATCATCAGACGCATTATTTGCAATAATGAATATGATAGTTATCTTAGAACCAATTTTTAATATAATAGATCCAATTAATATAGCTATGCAAAATAGTGAAAATGATCAGAATCTTGTTAGGCAAAACGAAATAAATGTTCATGTTACTTCTCAACCTTATTATACTACAGATAAAAAATATGATAACTGTTCTATATGTACAGATATCTATGAAATATCAGAAGACGTTTCAGTATTAAATTGTGGACATATTTATCATCCAAAATGCATTAAAGAATGGGGTAAATATAAACAAGCATGTCCATTATGTAATACAGAAATTTTAATTGATTATGGTAATTGGTACTTTAATTAACAACTCAATAAAAAAACAAGAATTAACTTTGTAGACTATAAATAAAATGTTATCCAAGATTAAAGACAAATGGAACTCTTACGGTTTCGAAATTATACTTGGTCTTTCATTATCATTTCTCATACTTTTTGGATTATATAGAAAGATTACAGGTAAAAGAGGTACATGGTCTAAAAAACGACAATATTATTCACAAATAGCACAAAATAAGAGTACTAGAGGACCTCCACGTGAAAGCAAAGGTGAGCTAGAATGTAGACGTGTATTGCAGTTCTTATTCAAAAGAAGATTTAACAAAGAGCGTCCAAATTTTTTGCGAAATCCAGTGACAGGAGGAGACTTTAATTTAGAACTTGATTGTTTTAATCCAGAACTTAAGATTGCTGTAGAATACAATGGTATTCAGCATTACGAGTATATACCGTTTTTTCATAAAAATAAAGAAGCTTTTTTAAATCAAAAATATAGAGATGATATGAAAAGAAGGATCTGTCGAGAAAATGGAATAGTTTTGATTGAAGTACCATACACAATAAAAATAGAAGATATCAAAGGATTTATAGAAAAGGAGTTGATACGAAATGGAATTCAATTTTAGAAAAAAATACAATATATAAATGAATGATGATGTAATCATACCATATTGTATTTGGCATTATATTGACATAGAAACACAAACATTTTTAGGATATATTGGTGGACCTAAAAAAATTATGAAAAATGGTGTTATTACATTTGATTGTGCACCAGATGAAAAAAACTACAGTAAATGGTTTTTAGCTGATTCTTTTTATGCTGTTTCACCAAGTTTTAGACCAATACCTGTTGGTATGAAAATTTTTTGTGCAAAAAAAAATATACGATTTCCATATAATACAAATGATTTGTATTTAATGTATGATCCTTATAATATTAAAGATGATTGTATATACTTTACTACATATATTCAACCAGTTCCAAATACAAAACCTCTTTATTTTCACAAAATACGAGACAATATATTTCCTAGTTTTGATTCAAAACCTCCATCATCATCATCTGAATGGACTCAAACTTTTATTTCACCAATTTATGTAATGACAAACAAAGATATAAAATTTAAGTGTGTAAATAGTACTTGTTTGCCATGGATAGATGAAATTCCGGATTTATACGATTTTGATCCACATGAAGAGTTATTAAGTCTTCAAAATTGTGTTGTATATTGTAATGAACTTGTTGTTTCAAAAAATAATGGTCGTCCATCAAACATATTACAGATTGCAAGTGATCAAAACAGTAAACATTTAGCTTCTATTTCTAAATCAAATAAAAAGAAATCATCATGTATATGTATGTTCATAATAGTTATAACTTCTTTAGTATTTTTCTTAATAATTATTTATTATTTTCTTAAAAATTGTAAAGAATAGCATATTTAAAATTCTTAAAATTGTTTTCAATATTTTATTGAAAACATTATATCACTTACCTGCGTTGCTTTCTTTTGGCAAATCGCGGAAGATGATCATTTTTCAGTAGTGATGGTGGAAGTCCTTTCTTACCTGTATCTTTCTCAACTATATTATCTTCACTTGATTCAGAATCTGATTCATCCTCTGTATCTTCATCGCTTTCTGAATCAGAATATTCATTATCTGTCAGATCTTCTTCGTCTAAATCTTCATCGCTAATATAATCTTCTATTTGGCCATATCCAAGCAAATCAAAAACTTTACAAATCATTCTTTCGTTGCTGCGTTCATTGTTACGATTATCTTTCTTTTTGAAATTAAAATTAATCTTTTGTAATTTTCCGTCAAACTTTCTGTGAAAAGCGTAAGAATTTAGCTCAAGCTTAGTCATTTGTTTAGCTGTGGCAGCACTAACATAGTGATCTAGATCTAGATCAAATGTACTGAGGTCATCAAGAATAAACCAATCTATCTTCTCAAGTTGCTCTTGGAGATGCTTTAACGCTTCCTCATTTCCCTCACGTCGTATAAAATAATACCAACTTTCAAACTCCTTTCCGTTTGTTTCCATAAAAGCTGCGTAATCACCAGTCATAATATGACTAGGTTCTGGTCTAAGTTTAACAGAATCACTTTTTTTATCTTGAGTTATATCAGTTTTTTCTGATGACATTTTTTAGAATGATCAGGTCTTTTTAAGTTGATTTTAAAAAATTATGATTGTTTCTTTATCACCATAGTATAAAATATAATTGATGATATTGTCACATATTTTTCTAAAAAATTAACTACAATTAAAAATACTCATAATAATAATTACATATCAGGAAAAAATCTAGAACTCTCGAAGGATTTGCACAAAATGTTTTTAAAAGGATGAAGAGTTTGCAAAAATTATACAGCTGGGTAAAAACATCATCTTTCCTAAAAAATACATACTTACTATCTATATTTAATCATAATCACTTTATACTGATTATGATTAAAGATATCTACTTGAATATAAGTTACTCATCTACTTGATCGTCTATTTCTTCTTCATCATCAGCTACTTCTTCCTCATGTTCACAATTTTCTTCAACTGTTTCATCTTGAATAATATTTTTTTCATAAGGATTACAAACTCCGGTTGATATAGCTCTAACAAAATCTATATCAATAGGTATTAACTTTACACGTCCTGCGTGAATAGCAGCAAAATTTGCATTACGAAGGAGAGATGTAACTTGTTGTTCTACAAAATATTGTAGAACAATGAACACTTCCTTGCTAATTTTCATTGAACCAGTATTGTGTGTAGAAACTATCTGTCTTACCAATTTCTCAAATGGAAACTTTGCAAAAGTAAGACAATTACTCATCTTTTGAAAACGACGAATTTCACGAAGAGATACAGTTCCTGGACGAAATCGATGCTTTTTCTTTTCACCTTCTTTTACAGCAACTTTATTTACTCGCTTCTTAACACGATTTTTCTTCAAAAGAAGAGATGGATGAATAAATGGAGTAACACCTCCTCCAAGAAATGAAATGCGATTGATAGTAAAAAATGTATTTAACTCTTCATTTTTACGAACACCCATTTCTAGATCACGTATATTAATTCTAATTCTCTTGTTTGTATTTGCAGACTTAGAAGCATTCTCAAGAATTTCTGATGTCAGATATTCAAGAGCTCCTGCTAAATAAATAGGTGCATTGCTAGTAACCATAACCTTAGAATATCCAAAATTCCTAAGAAACTTTTCAGCAATAGCTGGTGAAAATATAATTCCAGCCTTTTCTTGCCTGCTAGTTCCTTTCACATTATCTACCTTTTCAAAACTTAAAACAGCTTTTTGACCTTCAATTATCGCATTAGATGACAATTTTTCTGGTAAAATAATAAGAAGAGCATTCTTAATTTCTTTTTCTGACATAGTTTTCTTCTTTGCCATCTCTGTTAGAGTAATAACAGTTGTTGCAATCATTTTAGATATCAAACAAAGTGCGCTATTAAGTTGTTGTTTAGAATTTGAAGTAATTCCATTAGATTCAGAAACTCTCTTTAGAACTTTAGAAATATAAGTTTCAAAAAAACGAGTCTTCTTCTTTTTCATTACAACTTTCTGTGCTTCCATTTTATTTAATGATCTTTCATCTCCCTTTTAAGTCATCAATTTAATCTATTGAGGTTGACATTAAAGACTTAAAGCTTAACTATTCAAATAGAAAAATGGAACACATTACAAAACCATCTATCACTCGTTTATCTCGTCGAGCAGGTGTAAAAAGTCTTTCAGAAGATTGTTATAATAACATTCGAAATATTGTATCTGATTATTTATCAGATATTATCGTAGCTGCTCTAGTTGTTAATTCAGAACATAATACAAAAACACTAATGGCTGAAGATATTTATGAGGCTCTACGTCTTAGAGGTTATAACGTAACTCAATCTCATGATCTGGGTACTTCAACTTGTGCAAAGTAAGAAATTTTTTATTATAACATTGGATCTGATTTGCAAATTGCAACAGAACACCATTCTTCATTTGATAAATGAAACCCATACTTTGTTATTCCGGAAGGATAACATATAATATATCTTTTTCCACCAGTCTTAAGCGAGAATTTTGTTTCTAAAAACTCTTTTTTTATGACATCAATTTCCCGATATGCAAAACATGTTGGTCCAATTTCAGATGCATTTCCAAAAAACTCGTCAATCTTAAAAAATACGTTGGGTTTTGACGAATCTTTACATATACTTATAATATTTCCAACCTCTACATCAAGAACATTACCATTTGTTTTTAAAATACGAATTGATTTAAGTGGTTCTTTCCATTCTATGCGAGGTAATTCATCTGTCATATTACTTTAATTTATAAAAGTTGCATTTATAAATTAATTTTAATTTACTACTGTGTTAGTATTATTTTTAGATAATTTCTTGTAAAAGTTTTAATTTATTTAATAAATAGAACTTTTGGACAATATACTTGATAGCATATCAACACTTTCTTCATTCTGTTCTTTCGAATATTTAACTATTTCTTTTACAATATCTCTCCAATTTCCATGTATAGATGTCCCAACTAATTCATCAGTTAATGCCTGAAATACAACGTCTGTTTCAAAAATATCTTTATTTTTAAATAAATTTGGTAATAAACATTTAATTATATTTTCTATTTGATCTTTAAATTCTATATCAACATCGGTTTTTAATTCAGTTTGATATTGTCTTTTACCAACAATTGTTGTCCAGAAATTTATTTTAAGATCTGTTGATTTTTCAGTTGGAGATATAATTACATCATAGATAATTGGATTTGTTATATACAGTAGACTACGAGATACAATAGTTTCCAAATAAGATAAAACAGTTTTTGAATGAGTCACATTTAATATCTTTAAACCGTTTGGAACAAATATCACTTTAACTTTCTTATCATACAAGAATAATTGTATATTTATTTTATCTGGTAATATTACATATACATCAAGATTACCAAGTTTGCCTGATATACAAGAATCTATATTTAAAACTTGCCTTTTTTGAGAAACTACAGATAATGAAAGTTGAAGTATTACTTTATTATACGGAACATTTGTTCCATAAATTTTAAGATGCTCTTCGTTTAATTTTCGATAAGATTCTAAAAAAGATTTACCTATTGCTTCCATTCCAAGAGAACTAAGCATTGTATCAATTATTAAATCTAAATTTTCATCTAATTTTGTAGAATGTATGTCTGATGATAAAAATGCAGTATCTCCTTGACGGTTCATTGTTCTCTTGAAATTCATGTTGTCAACAATATAAGGATGTGTAAGACATTGATCAAGATTTTTACACATCTTGGATTCTGTGATGATTTTTTCCATCTCATAATCTGTAATAATATGTTTGGATTCTTTTTCTATTTGTAAAGCTGAAAGTGCCATATAATATACGTTCCATAATTGAAGATCTTCTGTTGTTGCAACAGATGATTTTTTAATAATCTTGGGTATATATTTTAAATTAAAACACTTGCTTAGCCACTCAAGAACAGCAGCTGGAAGAATTACTCCTTTAAATTTTGCACGATCATTGTGATTTTCTGGATACTTCTCAGAAATAGCTAAATCAAAATCAATGATACTTACTTTTGGGCAAGCAGATGTAAATTTTATATTATTTCTAAAATCTATTTTACCTAAATAACATTTTTTTTCATCTATAAAAATATTGTCAGGATGCAGATCGTTATGAATAAATACACCTAATTTGTCTCTAGCTACAAAAAGAAGATTAAGTAATTGCAATAAAATAGAGGCCGTTTGCTCTGTATTAAATTGTTTCATATCTATAATACTCATAGCTTTACCAGAAACAATTTCAGATATTAAATAAAGATGCTCACGTCTATCTCCATTAGTATCAATTAATTTTCCAAAATCATAAACTGTCGGAAATCCTTCAGTTCCTGACATAACACACGCAGTATAAATTTCTCTTAACGGTCTAGTATCTGTTTCTAATGGATTATATATTTCTGATTGATATATTTTAAGAATAGCGTTTTTATTTGTATCTATATGTTTAGCTATAGTTATTATAGCACCTGATTTTCCTCCTCCTAATTTTTTCATAATTTTATATTCTATCTGTGGATAGCTAACTTCTTCAAATTTTTTTTGCATATATTCTTCGCATTTTGTAGATATCTTAAAAACTGGAATCATTTTATTATTATAAATTTAATTTTTTATTATATATTTTATGGATTATTTTTTTATTGAGTTAAAGAAGTTGTATGTAAAAGTATAAAATGAGTAAAACAGTAAGCCGACATAAATATGAATCTATGAAAGAGAAAGCCCAAAAGTGGCTAGATAAGGCTTTAGATTATGAAGCAAAATTAGATGATGTTATTGATGAAAGAGATAGACTTGAATCAGAAAATTCTCAACTTCAAGATGAAGTCGAAATTCTAAAGGAACGTTGTAAAGATTTATCAATACAAATTAAAAAGTATGAGAAAGAAAAAAAGAAAAAACTTTTACTAGAAGAATTATCTAAACACTTTGTTGTTAAAGAATAAAAATATAACATTTAAAGAAAGAATTGTTTAATTTAACAAATGACATCTAATTTCGCTACAGCAATGACCTCATGTGCTAAGACATGGAATGGAGCAGTTTCTTTATCGTCACCAGATATAAGTGGAAATACGAGCGGTCGTCTAGGATTATTTTTTAAATCAGTCAGAGGACTGAACGCTCCTCGTCTATATGAATATTTACGCGAATCCGCTCAGGAAAATATTATTGATGCATTTTTATTGGCTTTTCACATTCGTGATTGCAGAGGTGGTAAAGGAGAGCGTGAATTAGGACGACGTTCACTTGTATGGCTTTTTCTCAACTATCCTGAACAATTTAATCTTGTTGCTCCGCTTATTTCAGAATATGGTAGGTGGGATGATTTGATAGAGTTGTGGCCTGGTGTATTAGATCTGAAAGATGCTAACAATTTAGAACAAAATTATTGCTCTACTATTAAGGATATTTCTAGATTACGAGATCTTCAAATTACATTTGTAAAAATTCTAGGTAATCAGCTAGTAAATGATCGTGTTCAAATGCATGATGGAAAGACTATCAGTATTTGTGCAAAGTGGGCACCAACAGAGAAAGACTCATACGACAAAAAGTATGGTGTTGTTAATACTCTTACCACAGTTATGGGTATTACAGCAAAGACTTATCGCAAAGCTTATACAACACCACTCCGACAATATCTACATATTGTTGAAAGATATATGTGTGATAAGAAGTGGGATGAAATTGATTATAGTAAAGTTCCTTCTTGTGCAATGAAGAGATTGAAAAAGGCTTTTGAAAGAAATGCACCTGAAGAATTTTTAGCTTGGAAGACAAAGCTTCAAAATGGTGAAGTAAAAGTAAATGGAAAACAACTATATCCACATGAATTAATACATGAGATTAGAATTAAACATAGATCTGACACTGTTTGTGAAGCTCAGTGGAAAGTCCTTGAAGATGAAGTTAATAAACTAGGAAGCCTTCAAGATTCGTTATTTGTATGTGATGTTAGTACAAGCATGCTAAGTTGGAGTTCTGATCAAAGATTATCTTTCTGTCCAATGGATGTTGCTGTCGGATTATCTTTGTTAGGAGCAAATAATGTACAGGGAGTTTTTCATAACCATATAATAACTTTTCATGATAAACCAAGTTTTCATGTAGTTAAGGATGGCACTCTTTACGATCGTTGGTTAAAACTTACTAGCTCATCATGGGGAGGTTCAACAAATTTGCAAGCAACATTCGATCTTATACTAAATCAAGCTAAGGTTCATAAGTTGTCTCAAGAAGATATGCCTAAGCGTTTATTTATTATTTCAGACATGCAGTTTGATAGCGCTGATAGATCACATATGACAAACTTCCAGACTATTAAAACTAAGTACGCAGAATCAGGATACATTCAACCACAAATAATTTTCTGGAATGTTTGTGGATCTAGCACAGATTTTCCTGTTTCTGTAACGGATAATGGAACTGCATTAATTTCTGGTTTTTCAGCAAGCGTTATGTCTGCACTAATTAACGGAACTGACTTCTCTCCTTACTCAACTCTTCGAAATACTCTCGACTCACAGCGTTTAGAACCTGTTCGAATAGCATTAGAAAACAAATAAATGTGTGTGTTTGTATATTAAAAAATATACAAAAATACTAATTATACTTTTTTTTTGTTATTTACATAATATAGCACTTTATTGAAAGATTTAAAGAACTTGATTTCCCATCATTTTTACGATATTTGTTATTAATTTTGTATAACCTCCATTTGTGGATGGAACAAAATATCTAGCATTACACATAAAAATAAAATCATCATCTGCATTCATTCCAAGCCTTAACTCTACTTTATAACCTTTATATTCAAAATATTTTTTAATTATTTTAATATATTTACAGCTTTTTGGGGTTTTAGTATGATTATGACTTCCAGAGACTAATATAATTTTTCTGATTATTTTTATACTTATTTTACTAATTTTATCTTCAATATATTCTAATGGAGGAGTGTAATTTGAAAATTTGTTTTCAGTAAAATAAGAATATGTGGCAAGAATCGTAATTACATCATCTGAATTTTTTTCAACAACATCTCCAACTCTTAAATGAACAATAATATCATTTTTATCGGGAAGATCATTAGTTTTTTGAGTCCTATCAATAACTATATCATAAAGAATACTATAATTACTGTAATCTTTTGTTTTTTTCATATATTCAGTTGCGATAGAATTTGGAAAATGTTTGTAATGATAATCTTGTCCATTGTTTTTCCATCTCCAATTATTAGAAATCATATCACCTAATCTGTAACCTTTATTATTAGAATATAAGGAACATGATTCTTTATCATCAATTTTATCACTAATATATTGAACTCTATCTTTCCATTTTTTCATCATTTCTGATGAGCGTGAATCTTTAAATTTTTTCTTATTATAAAGTATATTAGTTATGCATAAAAAACCAATTGATATAATTATAATTCCTAATGTAAATAAATATATTTTATTTCTAACTATCATTTATATTAATAAATTTTTATAAAGATAAAAATTAAGTTTTTTTTTATGTAATATTATAAATGATTAATATTTTTAATATACCAGTATATTACATAAGTTTTAATTACGAACCTACACTTGAAAAAAATTTAAATGAAGTAGGTTTTCAAAAGATAAATCACTTTCAAGCTATTGATGGTCGTAAATTTTCTCTAGAATCTTTATTAGAGAAAAAAATGATAACTATACGTTCTTATGAAGATCTTTTAACAATTAGAGAGCAACATTCTGGTTTACCTAGTTTTGGAGCAATTGGTTGTACGATGAGCCACTATGAATTGTGGAAATTGTGTATAGAAAAAAATTTACCTTATATAGCTATCGCTGAGGCCGACTTAAATTTGAGAAAAATTAAACCAGAAATTCAAGATAGAATAATAAAAATTCTAGAAAAACCAAATTCACTTTTTATTAGTGCAAACATAAAAAGAAGAAAAAGAACTTACTTTACAGGTACTCATTTTTATATTGTTTCCAATTCAGCATGTAAAGAACTAATAAAAAATGCATTTCCTATAGATGTTCAAACAGATGCTTATATTGCACACATGGATACAATTAACAAAATTAATATAGAAGGCTTCTCAATTGGTGCTCAAAAAAAACATTCTAGTTTAATACAAAATTGGTGTATTAAATGTATGTTGCCTACAAACATTTTGTTTTATATTATAATAATATTATTATCAATATTAGTTATTATTTTATTAATAATTGTGTATAAATTACTTCATAGATGTAAAAGTAAACTTACTGTATGCCTTAATACTCCTCCGATTGACAGAATTAAACTCAAATGATTGTATTAGTTTCTATAATTTGAGGTATTTTTTTATTAATACATTTTATCCAATTATTATTTTGCATATTTATACTTCCTAATTTAAATCCTTTATTGTCTATATCTTTGTGTTTAAAATTATAAGGTACCGATTTTATAGATACATTTTTATACTTTAAATATTTAGATATTAATATATCATCTGTAGTGAAACATTCTTTACAATTTATTATGTCCTTAAAATCGGAATCAAAAAATTTCCTTTTATATAATACTCCGTTATAACACTGTAATATGTCAACATTTTTTATAATATTATTTATAGGTAAACTTATAGGTAAAGCAACAAATCTTAGATTTATAAAACTCCATCCAGTTACACACACACATTCACTTGGATATAGATCTGATACGCTTAGAAGATGACTAATTAACTTTTTATCGTATTCCTTATCATCGTCTATACATATTATAATATCATCAGGATTTCTTTCTTCAAATAAAGTAGGATATAATTTTGTTATAGGACCATAATCTTTATGTGTAATATTTATTTTTACATTTTTTAGATTTTTTACATTTTCAGGTATATAATACTCCTTTTTTTCTCTGTTTGAATATTTTGGTATATTTACATATACTATATCGGGTTTAATTTCATTCTCCAAAATTGAATTTAAAACTCTGTATAAATTTCCTACTCTGCTAGGTAAAGTAGATAATGATACTATAATTCTCTGTTTCTTTTTTGGAGTTTTATATTTAAAAATTCCAACAAAACCATAAAATAGTAAAAGTAGTAAATATAATAATAGGATAATGACAATGATAATAAAAATAGTAGGAACCTTCATTTATAATTATAGTATATTTTTTATATAAAATATACTTTTAGGTAATTAATTACTTTATTTTATTTTTAATACATTATTAAAAATAAAAAAGTGATAATTTTTAGGTTGAACGATAAGAACCAGTAGATATCTCTTTTACGAATTGATGAAAAAGTTCTGGTTTTAATCCATCTGAAATTTCAGTAGATTGTCTTTTTTGAGAAAAAGCAGAAGTTAAAAGATCAATTAAATCATCTGTCATTCCACTCATTTCAATTGTTTCTTCATTTGTCATCTCATTATTAGAACCAAAACTGTCAAGCTTCTCTTTTAAATCATTTACGTATTCTGATATCAACTCGGTATTACGTTCTTTAATAGCTAAAAATAACTTTTTTGTTATACTAGACATCTCTGGATCAGAAACAATATTTCCATCCGAGTCCTTGTATTTTCCTTTCTTACGAGAAGTATCTGTACATACCAACCTATCTTTTAACGGGTGTTCTAGAGCATACTTTGCATATCCAACTGCTCCATTCTTTACATGATCAATAGTTAAATATTGAACTTGATTATTCAGATGTTCAGTAGTTATAGGCAATAAATTGTTTATTACCTGATTTATTGTATTCTGATTGAGTGTTGAAGGTTTATCTATCGCCTTTTCAGCCATAGACTGCATTCTATCCTGTAAATCTTTGTTCTGCATTTCCATATGTCTCTTATACTCTGTCTGTAATTCCTTTATGATATTTTTTTGATCCGTGATAAGAAAGTCTCTATCGGAGATTATTTTATCCTTTTCTTTTTCACGAATAAGAGACAATTCTAACTCTTTTTTAACAACATCAAGTTCTTGAGAAATTTGATGTATTTCAGGCGTATTTGATTTACATATTTGCAAATGTTTTTGTAATGAATATTTCAATGTAAAACCTGTATTACATGCATTGCAATAATATTCTTTTATTGGTTCTTTATTTTGTTTAGAAAGACAATATTTTGCTGTCAATTGATGTTGTTTTAATGAAGATGATGTTTTTAAAATCTGATTACAGTATTGACATTCCATTTTATATAAAGAAATATATCTTTATATATTTTTCGAAATTATTTCGAAATATTTCAAAAAATAAATAAATAAAAAAAAATAATACCAAATTTTCTGATTAAAAATGGTTATAAAAATGGTCACTTTCCATTTCACCAAACACAAGAATTGTGTGTGTTGAGATTTTTTATAAGCCCGGGTTTCGGATTTTCAAACTTTTTTTTCCTCCTTTTTAAAAGTTCGGAGGATGAAAAATCTTTTTAATTTTGTTTTCTAAATAATTTGAAAAATTCGTAGAAAATTTTATTTGGATTATCTTTTATTTTCCTACTCCGCCTTTTTAGAATTCAGTTCTAAAGAAAGGTTTTAATTACGAAAAAATAAAAGAATTATTACCTTTTATTTTAATATGTTATTGTATATGAAAAAGATCTATATTAGTTCCTTCTTCTGGACGTAAGACTCTGTCACGATTTGTGTATTTTCTATACTGATTTAGCTTAATCGAAAATGATAAAATATGAATGTTTTCTAGAAAATTGTTAAGTATAGTACTCTGTTATATTTTCATAACATTATATGACTTGAATCATAAGCCATTTAAATATTTAAATAATATCATAAATCATATATAATGTGGGAATGGAACTGTTTTGATGATATAATTTGTATTTCATGTAAAGATTCAATAAAGAGACGTGAAAATGCTGATAAAATTTTCAAAAAATATAAAATCCCAGCAAGATATTATATTGTAGAAAAACATCCAAATGGATCAAATCATGGATGTTTTGAATCGCATATAAATATTTTTAAAGAGGCATATGATAAGGGACATAAAAAAATATTAATATTTGAAGATGATATAGTTGTATCTTCTTCTCTTACAAAACAAAATGTAAGTGAATGTATTAAATTTATAAAAGAAAATAAATGGGATTTATTTTATCTTGGAGCTGTACCTGATATGCGTGGTTTTAACAGAACTAAAAAAACATCATATGAAAATATATATCAATTAAAGGGAATTTGTACTCATGCATATATTGTTAATGAAAATGTAATAAGAAGGTATCGAAACTTAAAATATAAAAATGTACCAATAGATTATTTATTACGTGATGATAAAAGACTAAAATCTTTTGCATTTTATCCGACATTTTTTTATCAAGAAACAAGTTATATTAAAAATTTTTCACAAGATATGATAAATACTTATTTTAGATTTAATGAATGGTATAGCTATAAAATTAATATTCCTTTAAATATAATGTTTTCTTTAATATTAATTGTATTAGTAATAGTAATTAAAAGAATAAAAATTGTAATAAAAATGTCAACAATTTTATTATCAATAGCGATCTTTATTCTTTTAATATTAGCATTATATTGGGAAAAAAAAGACTATAATAGGTTAGAAAAGAGAAAAAAAGTAAAAGATATTAAAAATAGAAAAGAGCGTGAAAAAGAATATCAATTTTATGGTACATTTAATTATAAAAATAATGTTCAATGGAGAATAATATTTATTGGATCAGTTATATCAACCATGATAATATATTGTATGTTAAATGATAAAATAAAATTTAAAACAAATTATTATTTTTATATATTTATAACTATATTTGTTGTATTTCATTTTATAATTCATTTTAAAACGTTTCATTTATATCGACCAATGGCAAATAAAGTAATGTCTGTAGATCAAGTTATATTATAACTTATTACTTTCTTATTCATTTTATAAATAGTTATAAACACAACTTATTTATTTATAAAATGCATTTACATCACAACAAAAATTCTATATATACATCCATACTTATATCTTGTGGTTGGAATCCAATTATTCAAAAAAAAAGTCTATTTACAAATAATTGGGTAGGATGTTTATCTCATACTGCAGGTGCCCATGAATTTTTTCTTTGGTTGCTTTATATAAAAAATCATGAAGACTTATCACGTACGTGTTTACTAATGGCAGATAATCCTAAATTTGAGAAATTTCCATATAAACAAATATTAGACAGTGTAAATGTAATAAGATTATCAGATAAAAGGTGGAAAACAAAACAAGGATATGTTGAAAAAATTGTAGATATAATTAAGAAGAAAAAATATAATATATGTATATTGGCTCCTTCTGGTAAAGATAAGCAACCTCTTCCTTGGAAAACTGGTTATTACTATATAGCTAAATCTCTTGGATGGGATCTAAGAGTTGTTGGGTTTGATTTTGAGACTAAAAGGCTTAAAATTGGTAATATAATATCTTCTACTTATGAAATTACAATCGCTGAAGAGTTTTTACAGAAAGAAATGGAAGATATTGTTCCTCTTCGTCCACAAAATTCTTGGACTGCTGTTAGAAATTACGATAAGAAAAAACTATCATTCATCAAGATTGATGGTATTCTTACATTATTTATCATTTCTTTGATATCATGGATCATAATAATGAAAATATACAAAATTGGAATTGTAGATATCTTAATATCTACATATGGATTTTTATTACAACTTCACCCAAACATATTAATTAAAATTATTGGATTCTCTATTATATATCAACATATTTTTGTCAAATATATGAAATATCCAAGAACTCCAGAAGGTGTTATAATACTAGGAGCTCTATTAGGACTTTTAATAGGAATTAAAAATAAAAATGCATACGTTTATATACCTCTAATGTATTCATTCTTATCTAAAGTTCCTGTTTATGTTACAGACATAAAAGGTCAATTTCGTGTTATTATTATGACTATCATTTTATCTATTGTTATAGGAGAATATACATCTAAACCTGTCAAATTTTCGAATCACAATTTTGTCAATCGTTGAAATTAATTGTTAATATATTTTTTGTAAATATATAATAGAATTGATGGTATTATAAGAGTTAAAATTACAAAGGTAATAATACCATATTCTTGATATATAAAAATGAGCCATTTACTATCATAAGATTCCCACGAACCTTTACCAATATGTATAGCATAAACATTTTGTTTATCATTTAGAGATAAAATATCTGAATTTAGACCGTATGGATGGAAAAATTTATATGGATAATAATCTAATCTATATCTTAATTTGTAGATAGTATATACACGATTCAAAATACCAGGTCCTGTTGTAAACATAATTGTTACATGTTTTCCATAATATATTGGAGCAAATTGATTTTTCTCTAATTCAATAAAAAGTTTGTTCCAAAATACATGTCCTGGTCTAGAATACATTAATGAATTGGATATATGAGTTTCATTTGATATCTTATTAGGAGTTTCAACTAGATAAATGTCATTTTTATAGTGGTCAATAACCTCATCCCATGGACGTTTACAGTAGTAATCCATATCAGCATATAAACCACCGTAACGGTGTAATATAAAATATCTAACAGTATCACATCTTTGTATCTGATATGGGTATTTATCATACATTTCTTTGTGCTGAGCATAAAATAATCTTACCAAATCTTTACATCTCGTTAAATTCCAACATACATAAGTCCATGATGGATTTTCTATTAACCAACTATCTCTATATTTTCGCAATCCTTCAAAAGCTTTTTTTGCAGTTTTTTTATTTGGAATAGTACCAAACCAGATCTGGTGAATAATTTTACCATTTTGATTTAGTAAATATTTATCAAGATCTTCAAAATCAAGGTCTTCCATTTTGAGTTGTGCGGTTAAAACGTTTAAGTTATATATGCAAGTCCATATAAAACTAATGTAGATTGTATTTAGCATTTTTTGCAAGACCATTTTTCTGCAATTGTTGGTGCAGAATGTTCTTGAGTTGTAAGAGTTCCAGTTCCTCCAGGCCCTCCGCATTCTAGATCTAAAATAGGAGAAATATAACACTCATCCTTTTTATTATACTTCATTTTAAGAGAAAGATGGTTTCCTTTCTTAACATAATCACCCATCATAATATCTTGAGGTATTTTAATTGGAAAAAATCGATTCATTAAAAATTCAGCATATTTGCGAGATATAATGTAAGCAGATGCAGCAGCATTATATTGTTCAGTTTCTTGCACAATACTTATTCCAGGTGCAACACGTGTAATAAATTTATGTGATTTATCGGTTCCAGCCCAATTTCCATTATAAAGATGCAAAATAGAAAAATCATGATAATCAATCTTCTCTAGCTTAGCCATGATAAGATTTATATTCTCAATAAAATCTTCTTTCAACTCTACGTCATCCTCAAATATCAAAGCATAATCCTCACAAGAATTTATTAGTTTTTTCCAACAGTTGTAGTGTGACATATTAATAGAAATTTCAATTGTTGTCATATCAGCTTTTGGAGCCACAATTTTATTTTTTATCATGTCACATATTAATTTTTGAGTAAATTTTTTTCCTAGAACACATGGTACTCTGCAAGCATTCACTCCTGCTTTATGAGCCTTTTTCTTAAACTTTTCATATCTTTCCTTGTGCATAGAACAATTAATAACATAAACACCCATTTTAAAGTCAAAATTATTGTAACATCCACCTGAACGAGAGCAATTTTTTGTATCATTTATTTTCCAAAAATTCGGAGAGATAATAGATTTTGATTTTTTTAAACAAGACTTTACACACTCACGATTTCTAATTTTGTCTGTAGGTTGTGCAGGTTTACGCATACTATCTGTCAATTTTACTTTCACACTTTCGACTGTTTCTTCTTTTTCATGATCATACTCTCTATAAGCAATACGATTCCAATCTTTTCCGTAATATTTATCAAAATATTTTTGATAATTCTTTGGCCCTAGAATATTAAATTCTCCAAACTCATACTCCTCAATCGGAAAAAGATCTTTCTCATCCCACACTTCTTTTGGCCATGCTTCACGAGCAGCTTTTAAAGATAAACGATATTTACCATCTGAAAATTTCCGATATGGCAAAACATCAATAAAAGGAAAAGAATAACATTGTTCTTCTTCATCAACAACTATTTTTTTCTTCTCTGTGTAAAAAATTTTGTATCCAAACCAAACTTTGCATATACTATACCCACATTTTTTAAAATCCTTTTCAAGAGCTAAAAAGTTTTTAATATCTTTCGATAAAATACCAATATCCAAGTCGTCATCCCATGGAATAATACCAGAGTGTCGAATTGCTCCTAAAAAAGTACCTCCGTCTGCCCAATATTTTAAACCATTATTTACAAATATTTGATGTACATCGTACATTATTTGATAAAGAAGCTTTACCGTTGATGGTTTTGTTTCTTTTAGCTTAGCCATATTTTATTATTATTAAAGATAAACAAAAAATATGATAATTATTTATTTAATTTTATTAATATTTATTAATGTTAAATAATGAATTTAACGAAACAACAAAAAATACTAATAGCAGGAGGAACCGCAGTATTTATTTTAGTTATAGCAGTGATAATATTTATAATAATACATAATCATAAGTCTAAATCAAAAGATGAATGTACATGGTCTGTTGGAGGATGGAGTGCGTGTACAAACGGAAAACAAACACGAGATGTAACTTGTACAAATAATAAAGGAGGTGATTGTACTTCTTGTACAGGTAAAAAGCCTGATAGTACTCAAGATTGCCAATTATATTGTTGCAATCAAACAACTTGGGATTGTACTGATTCACCTGATAATAAAACATGTCCACAAGATACATCCCAAACATATGATTGTACATCTTGTACTTCTAATATATTTCCACCTAACGTGTATATATTTAGACCAGGGGATGATACAAAAACACAAGAAATAATAAATGACATTTTTTCAAAACAAGGAGGAGCTGATCCTGTAAATCATGGTCAAAATAGTAAGGAAAATTATGCGTTTTTATTTATGCGAGGCGAGTATAATAATTTGAATATACCTATAGGATTTTATACTCATGTAGCTGGATTGGGTAAAACAAATAACGAAGTTATAATTAATGGTGGTCCAAGAGTTGATAATGGTTCTACTGACCACACGATTGGTGCATTAAATAATTTTTGGAGAACATGTGAAAATATGACAGTAAATCCACTAATTACACTTCCTGGAGATAACCAAGTAAGTATGATATATGCAGTAAGTCAGTCGTGTTCTTTAAGATCAGTAAACGTAAACGGAATTTTACATTTAGGAGCGATGGAGGCTGGTGGTATGGGTTTTGCTTCTGGAGGTTTTATGGCTAATTGCAATATAAAATATGATTTAAACATGGGTTCACAACAACAGTTTATTTGTAGAAATACTCAATACGGTAGTTTTCCGGTTGCTCTTTGGAATCAAGTAAATGTCGGTTGTACATCAGATAACGAAAATGAAGGTTGTTGTATAAATACAACTGAACCCCAAATTTCATCAAGTACACTAACTGTAGTAGAATCAACACCAAGTGTAATGGAAAAACCTTATTTAACATATGACGATGAGGATGGTTTTGTAGTATTATGTCCAGGATTATCAGTTAATACTAAAGGTAATACATCTTTTAATCCTACAACTTTTAAAACTATAAAAAAAGATAATTATAAAATAGTTACCGATGATATTAAAGTAACAGAATTAAACACATACTTATCAACCTCAAATATTAAATGTATAATATTTTCACCTGGTAGATATAATATAGATAGCCCTATAAAATTAAATGGACAATTATTGTTTGGGTTAGGAATTCCAGTATTAACATCAACAAAAAATAATAATATTATAACAGGTTATGGATATATATGCGGATTAATATTTGACGCTGGTTTTTCAAATACTGGTAATGCAAAAAATAATATATTAGTAAATTTAGATAACATAAACGCATCTTATTTATGGGATATTATTTGTAGAGTTGGTGGAGGAGATTATAATGATAATATATATGAGGTAAATACAATGTTGTATATTGGTGGTAATAATAGTATATTAGATAATGTTTGGTGTTGGGTTGCCGATCATTACGCAGATAATAATCATTATGTTGGTTGGGAAAAAGCTGTATGCCAAATTGGTGTTCACGTAACAGGTGAAAATGTAATTGCATATGGATTATTTGCAGAACATACACAATATAGAAATGTATTATGGGAAGGTGATAAAGGAGAAGTATATATGTTTCAATCTGAATTTAATTACTTTCCACCACCATCTTTTAATGCAGACGATTTTGTAGCATATGAAGTTAAACCAAGTGTTAATAAACATACATTAAAGGGAGGAGGTGCTTATAGTTTTTTCCCATCGACGACTGATAATCCTAATCCAATAACAATGGCATTTGCAGGCTTTAAATTTGCAGATGTTACTAAAATTGATTACGAAAATCTAACAACAGTATTTTTGAATGGTTATGGTGGTATTACATATGTCTTTTATGATCAAGAAGGAAAAACAGGACGTGGTCAAGTTGTAAAAAGAATAGATCCTACAAAAAAATCAGAACCACAAATATCAGTTGTTTGTAATAAAGATAGTAAAAACATTTGTTCATGTAAGAGTATTTGTCCTGAAGACGCGACTTGTGAGTTTTCACAAGGAAGGTGTAAACCAAATCATGATGCTTGTACTGTTGAACAAATGATAGGCTTTGGACCGTGTCCTTTTAATGAACATATAAGAATATGCCCAAATGTGGAGGGTACAGGTTGTTATCCTACTACTACTCCGCTAGCACCTGGTTGTAATCCTTGTTATTGGTGGTAAAAAATAAGTAAATAATTTGTTTAAAATGTATTTTTGATATTTAAGTACAAATATCAAAAAACAATGTATACTAAATAAAATATTAAGAAATATTTGAACAGGGAGTTTTATTACCAAAACTAGAAAAAGAACATTCTAGTCCATTTGTTGTTTTATAAGTATCTTTCACATTGCATGTATTTCCACCACACAAATCGTTATCTTCTAAACTTTTTGTATCATAAACTTTAATCTCATTATTATTATAATCCATCACAGCAACTTTGTCAAAACAACAAGTCTCCCAGTATATACCAGATGATATACCAGTAACATGTTTAATTAATTCTCCTAATTCTCCATGACTCCAAACAATAACAACAATTTTTTTGTTAAAAATTTCTTTTTCTAAGTAAGATTTTACAATTCCATATTCTGATTTTTCAGCGTACATATAACAAGGAGATTTTGAGAAATTTACAGTAAGAGATTCATAAATAATGGTTGCTGTAGTTGTTGGTCTTTTATTTGACTCACCACCCACAAACTCTTGTGCTATTATACCTGCTACTTCTTTTTGTTTATCATTTGCAAAGCAATTTATCCATTTACCAAGAGCCCATGAACGATAAATACCTTTAGTTGAGCAATCATTTGATGCACATCCACCTTTAGCTTCTAGATACATACAACCTTCACATATTTTAGAATGATCGGTTTTACAAGTAGTTCTTTTTTCTGGATTAGGCTCATGAGGTTCATCTGAATATCCTCTGTCACAGTGTCTAAGAAATATTGCATACGCAGGTTTATTTGTATTATTTTTAGCAGAAAAAACACACTCTTTTGAAGGTATTTCTGGAAAATCCATACTTTTTGCTACTTTACAATAAATACAATTTTGACTATCTATAGGCTTTGTTTCTTCTGTACAACTAGTACAATCATCTCCTTCTTTATTTTTACAACTTACAGTTCGTGTTTGTTTACCTTGTTTTGTACATGTGCTCCAGTCTGTATAAGACCATTTGCATACATCAGCGTCATGCATTTTAATAGTAATAAATAAAAGTATTATTGTGATAAAAAAAGATATTATCCCAATAGATATAATAATTTTTTTATTAATCATTTATATAATACAATAAAAAAATTATACATCAGTATCACTATTATCGGAATCTGAAACTTCTAATTCTTTATCTAATAGTTCCTTTGATTTTATGTATACAGAAATTTTTCCTAAACTACCTACACTTGAACGAAAAAGCAAAGGTAGATCTTTTGAACCAGAAAAAATTTGCATTGTTGAACCAAGTCCTGCAATCTTGTTGATACGCGTAAACTGATCTGTCGTGAAAGTAGCATCATATGAAGTTGCGATAGCTTCAACACTATCTTCATCATCAGAATCATCGCTTTCTCCCAATCGTACTTTACGCTTTAAAATACCATCGGCATCTGCAATAAAATCAATATGAAAACCTCTTGCTTGAACAAGAATATTTGTACTTCCAATGCTACTAAGTTCTTTACACATTTTTTGAAAATCTGGAGAAGGTACAATTACTGGTTTTCCATAACCAATCGGAACATCAGCGTCAACGTTTTGAATATTTTGTATTTTAATTCCTGATGTAGTAACACGAGTATTCTCTTTCGGAATAGTCTTTATTCCGAGTTCGTTTGGATTATCAGAGCTGATAAAAAGTTGCAAAGAATCCTTTTTCTTGATAGACTTTAACATCTTATGAAAATGATTTAGGTTAAGACCTATACAAAATTTGTCTTCTGATTTAAATTTATATAAGGCAAAATTTTCAGATTGTAGATTCATATCAACTAAAGTCTTTCTTGGCTGATCAAACATGCGAAGAGTTATCCCTTCATCGTTTACATCAAAACATCCATGTTTCAAATTATTTGTCAATAACTCTGCAAGTATTTTAATTTGATAAGCCTCACCTGTTTTGCACTTGAACGTTATGGGCATTTTGAAAAATAAAAATTACAACTTTAAATTTCATTAGTAAATGATTTATTCTTTTCAGAAAAAGTTATATTACTAATGAAATTTAAAATTTTTATTTTTAAAATTTTCAAGTAGAATAATGTTTATGATTTTTTACTCATTTAAATATTTTATTAATCTTGTAAATAATAAAATATGAATAATTTTAATGCACAAGTTGCTTATATGGAAAATGAAGATTTTGATAATAATGGAAATTTAATCAATTCAACTATTCCAAAAGAAATATATATTATTATTATGATACAAACATCTTGGTGTGGACATTGTAATAAAGCAAAACCGGCTTTTCAAGAATTTGCAAATAAACATAACAAAAATAAAGTATTTTGCGCAACTATTCAGGCCAATGGAGATAGACAAAGCGAAAAAGATTTAGGAAAACGTATAAAGACTATTGACCCTGAATTTAAAGGATTTCCTCACTACGTTTTGTACAAATCTGGAAAACGAGTAGATAAAAAAATAAAAGGACGTTCAGTAAAGGATTTAGAAAATTTTGCTAATATTATTAACTAAGTAAACTTTTTTAATCTTAAATCTAAATCTTTAGTTAAGGTAAAATGGTGCAAATTGTTATTAATGGAACTCCCACTTTTAAATTTATTGTTTATGATCTAGATACGCAAAAGAGTGTTATTATTAGATTGGCTGCTAAATTGAAAACACTCCCTAAATATTTATACTTTCCACAACCAGAAGGTATTCCAGATATTAAAAAATTTCGAGAAAAAGATAGTGAAATAATAGTTGAAAATCTTTTAGCTACGATTACTTCCGAAAAATTTGGAATAGACTTTGTAAAACTATTTGAAGTTTTGAAAGATAAATTATCTCAACAAAAACTTGATTTATATGAGGATATTCTTGTCCCATTTATAGTATTAAACACAACTTTTGCAAAAACCAAAGATGTTAATTTTTTCCTTCTCTCAATGCAAAAACAAATAGAAGAAAAGAATATTCTAGTTCTTTCTTCAGATCTTAAAGAAATCTGGACAAAACAAGAAGAAAATTTTAAAAATATGTATGACAATATTGCTAAAAATCTCTCGGAAGCTAATAAACAAAAAAAAATTTTTGAGGAGTTCGATAAGGTAGAATCTATTCCTCATACTCCATTTGAACTAGAAAGAGTAGAATTTGATTTTACTTTAGAATTAGAAATTATCACTATTATGGAATTATTCAACCATGTACAATTAAATCCGGGAGTTCCTTTTGCATGTATTAATAAATTCTTCAAAATATTGAAAGGTTTTATGCCACCAGAGCTATGGGGTGTTTCTCTTGAATCAGATATTAATTTTAAAGTGCTTCAAAAAAAAGTATTTACTGGTGTTAAAGATGAAGATTATACAGATGCTTTTCTTTCTCTAATAGGAGAACCTGGTAATGAAGTGGTCACAGTAAATATGTCTTCTTTAACTTCAGGTCAATTTCTTTCAAGAGGAGAACTTATAAATCGTTTCATGGAAAGTATTAAAGGTTTAGGATATTTAGAACCTAAAAATATCAAAGAAAGTAGTGTAAATGGCTCTTTTTATTTTCCTAATCAGATGCTAGACAAATATGTTCTTGCTGAACTTATTATGAACGATACTTTATTTTCTTCAATGATGTCTATAGACGAAAGTGTTAAAGCTAGTAAAAAGAAAGAAAGTGTATACATTCATTTTTATAATACTAAAATAGGTAATCTAACAGCTAATATTACAGAAAAAATATCTGAAAGAAATGATCCATCTTTAAGAGGTAAAGATGTAAAAAAAGATTTTAAATTCGGTTCATTTTATGTGCGTGTTAAAATTGTTTCTGCTGAAAATATAGAAGCTGTCAAAGCTTTTCAGGATGTCTTTGCAAAACTAATCGGTTTATATAATGAAAAATACGAAGACATAGTAAATTTTTATCGTGAATATATTCCAAATTTTGGAAAAGATAAACAGAAAAAACTTGACAAAATAGACACAATCGCAAAAATTGAGAATTCAAAAACGAAAACACTTAAAGATATTGCTCCTGAATTATTTGTATCAGGTTATGCTCAAAAATGCGCATATCATCCTACAATTATTCAAGATGATGAAGTTGAACAAGCAGAAGCAGATGGTTATGCAATAATGAGATATCCAAAAGAAGAAGAAGGTTTTGAATCTCGTAATTATGTTTGTAATAGTGAAAAAAATAAAAAGGATGGGGCTATACATCCTGGTTTACTTGAAAATCAACTACCTAATAGCGATTTATTTCCTTATATACCTTGTTGTTATACAAAAAATCATAATGAAGTAGGTAAAGGTAATATTTTTCGTCATTATTATTATGGAGAAAAATTAAGAGAAAAAGTAAAATCAAATCAACAAGATTTAATAGTTACAAATAAATTTGTATTTGCTGATGTATATGGAAGATTACCCGAAAATATTGAAAAACTTTTTGAAATGTTTGATTACGATGAAAATTATATATACGTCAGAAAAGGAGTAAACGAAGGAAATAGTTCATTTCTAGAGTGTATAATGGAAGCTATGTACGAAGAGACAAATATTTTAAAAGTTAAAGATAGAAAAAAATTTATTCTTAAAGTAAGGAATGACCTTGCAACAGTAAAAAATGCAGCATCGTGTAAACAAGAAATGTATGATTATACAACAGATGAAATTATTAAAAAAATACGTGATCCAGAAGTATACATGGATCCTAATCTTTTCAGTTCTCTTTTGGAACAATATTTTAATTGTAATATATTTATTTTTAGTCGGAGTAGAAGTAATATTCAAATGATTATTCCTAGACATACACAAGCATATTATAAAAATAAAAGAAATGCAAAATGTGTTTTTATATATGAACATGATGGTAGTACTTCCGATAAAATAGGAGAATCAAAGCGAAGATGCGAACTTATTGTAAGATGGGGTAAAAAAGATACAAATGATATAACTTACTATTCACCAAACGATTCCAAAGTTTCACAAGGAATGAAAGACATATATAATAGTATGCGTAAATCATATGCGCTCAATGTTGAAATTCCAGAAACAGAATTTCCTATTGGAAAAATTAAATTTTTTGAACAAGGTATTGATTCTTACGGTAAATGTCGTATGCTAAGATTTAAATATATGGATTATATTTGTACTTTTTTAACTGAACCAATGCAACCTTTTATTATTCCAGAGGTAAAAGGATGGGTTGCAACAAAAATACCAAAAGATGTAGCAATAAATTTAGCTAGTAATCTTAAAATTATATATTCTGGACAATCAATTGTTAATGATCAAGTTAAAGAAATTTATACTAAAATAGGTAATATAAAAGTATCAATACCTGTTGATGACATTGATCCTATTGATAATGTTCCAATAATCAATAAAGGTATTAGTTATCCAGAAGATAATTTTTCTGTTATTGATAATCACAATAAATATAGAAAATTAGCTCGTTATGTTATGGAATATACTTTTTGGATGTTTTCTAAATATCTACAAGAAGACAAAAAACGTGATATAAGTATCACAACTATTAATAATTTTGTAAAAGAAAAAATCAAAATCGATAAAGATTTTGAGTATGATAGACCTGTTGGTAAAATTTTTGATATTAACAGCGGTGTAATGGATTCGCAAAAATTAGTAGTAAAATCTGAAGAAACTTTAAAACGTCTAATTTATACACTCAGAGTCTCATTGCGTAGTTTTCGTAAAAAAATAGAAAATTACTACAAACGTCAAACAATTGAGAATTATTATCTTGATGTTACAGATTTTGATCAATATCCATTGCAAGTAATATTAGAAGGTGATAAATCGGTTGAGAAATGGATAGATGAACAAAAGATTAAGTACATTATTCACGATTCTGTACAGGTCGATTTAGAAATACCATATTTTTTTCAAAATAGTTTGATAGATAATAAAATTTATCTTGCTCAAAATACTAATAGTTTGCAAAAAGCTCGAGAAATTGCTGAAAATTGGTTTAAATTAGGATTTAATATTGGAAAAGAAGTAGTAGGTACAGATAAAAAGTTTAAATTTAAGCTTTATAGTTATATTAACTCTGAAAATATTTTGAATAGCAAGATTAGGGGTGTATCTACTCCATATGATATTAAAATAATGGGTTACAAATTAGATGATGATGTATCTTTTTTTACAGTATTATTGGAAATTTGATAAAATATTATACTTTTTATTATATAATTTATATAATAAATTATGTTTCATTGTTTTCTTGCAGACGAATCCAAGAGTTTGGACATAAGTCTTTTTCTTGATCACATAATTGAGTTCCATTATATAAAAGATTTTTAAACCATTTTTCAGGAACTATAACAATTTTATCTTCACTTTGAGATAGCCATGCAGCCCACCAAGAATAAGAAGATGAACCTATAATAAAATGATCACATAAAGACATTACATATAATTCCTCTAAATCAGAGAGTCCTTCCACAATTGTTTGAGATATATTGTCAGATGTATAATTTAAATTATCTTTACACCATTGTTTGTCATCTGAAAAAATGAGAAGATCAAAATCTTTAACATTATTGTTAAGTAAGTAATTAATAGCATTAACTCTAAATATCTCTTTTATTACAACAGTAGGAGAACCATCACTTAAATTATCTGCTCTTCTAACATGCAATGCTATTCGTTTTCTATTATTTTCAAACTGTGACATAAAAATATCACCAACTTTTCTTATATTTTCTTTAAAAGTAAAATCAGATCTAATAATATCTTTATATTTTTCAAAATATTTTTCAGATTGAAAGTAACCTTGAAACATAATATTTTGGTTAATATCGATATTTTCAGAAGCAAATTTGTCTTCATACATCATACTTGTTTCAGATATTGTAAAAAATTCTTCAACTATGTCTGTCGTATCTACAATATCCATATTAAAACAATCAAAAAATTGTGAAGTTTTATATTGATGACCAGAAGGATATATAGGTAAATTTATTTTAAATCCTTTTTCAATAGATAATGCTCGTAAATAAGCGTATTGAAACATTTGATTTCCTAAACGAGCCCAAATTCCAAAATCTTTTATAGAAATTAATTTTTGAGGTTTATCTGGTAAATTATTGACCTTTTGTATACTTGATTCAAATCCTTTCGGTTTAAATAAATGTTTAGATGGTACTATAAAATTAAAATCATTTGAATTGAGATAAAAATTAGATATAAGATCATCTGAAGGTAAGCCCATTTCTGGTTGTGAAAATTCTAATAATTTTTTAGCTCCCGTTTTAGTAATTATATAAGCACCTGTATTATTAAAAAATCGACGCTCTGGTATCCAAAAATTATTAGAGATTTGTGTTATTTTGTTAAAATCATACCATTCACTTTGGAAAATATGACAAAGATCAAATGATAAAGTTTTTAACTCTTCTAAAAAAGTTTGTAATTCTTCTGGAGAAACTATAAGATCTGCATCGTCTTCAAAAATTAAATATGCATCATTGTCATTGTCTTTTAATAAAATATCGTAAACATTTAAGTGAGACCAAGCACACCCCATTTCACCCCTTTTTAAACCATTTCCATTTAACCTTAACCTTGAATTATATATTTTTTCTGTATTATTATAAATTAATTTTGATATGTGTGGTTCTTTTATAAAAGGTATTATTTTTATATCATTTCCATTAACTCCATCAA